GGTTTGACCAACACGACCTTTGCGTTTACTGCGTTGGTCAAACCTGTCGTCTCTGGAACCTACACGCTGACAACCAGCGAAGCGCAGAATGTGATCCAAGAATATGTTGGATCGCTCACGGGTAATGTGGAGGTTGTGTTCCCGCAGGTTGTGACCTTGTATGTGATCTCTAATCAGACCACCGACAACGGCTATACGCTCACAATCAAGACCAGCGCTTCAGGCGCATCATCCACAACGATTCCACCGGGCCAGCAAGCAACGCTGGTGTGCGACGGCGTCAACTTCTTCAACGCCAACACTGTGCAGGCTGGTGCAACCTCGTTGAACCTGATCAACGGCACGGTCGGAACTCCTGCGATTAACTTTGCCGCTGAGACCAGTTCGGGTATGTATCGCCCCGGTGTTGGTCAAGTGGCGTTTGCAATTTTGGGAAGCCAGATCATGAACATTCTGTCGACTGGCATATCTATCACTGGTGAAGGCAAGTTCAGTGGTGGCGTTAAGGGCGGGACATTCTGATGACACAAAAAGTCTTCGCTCTCGACACCAAGCCGGGCATCCAGCGCGACGGTACGATCTTCGACAAGGAGTTCTATAACGATGGTCGATGGGTTCGTTTCCAGCGTGGCCGTCCTCGCAAAATTGCCGGGTATCGCGAGATCGTCAACGACATGGCAGGCCCATCTCGTGGCATCTATGTAATCCCAGAGAATAACTTTAACAATGTCTACAACGGCTATTCTGATGGCCTGCAACTGATCCCAATCAACAATGTGGGCATCGGCTCTGGCGTCACTGATATGACGCTGTCGGACTTCACGCCCAACCAATACAACCTCTGGCAGTTTGATTCGCTCTTCGACTCTTCTGGCGGTGGTGATGAGTTGCTTGTTGTTCATCCCGGCCAGAACTTGTTGTTGATTGATAGTTCCGTCAACACCCCTGTACTTGCAGGCTCGACCTCTGGTACATCCTTTGCGGCGATTGGCGTGTTCACTGTGGCCGCAACGCTGAACTCGACCACGACGGTAACTGTTGCAAACACCAGCCTGCTTGGCGCGGGTCAATCTATATCTGGAACTGGTATCCCTTCAGGCACAACGATTGTGTCGGTGACCAACACTACGACCTTTGAAATCAGCGCCGCCGCAACAATCACTGGTGCCTCGACGCTGACCATTGACAACAATGTTGATGTCTCTGGTGGTGTGGTGGTCTTGCACCCCTATGTCTTTGTGTACGGCAACAACGGCTTGATCCGCAATTGCGCGGCAGGTAATCCAAACGACTGGGTCTCTGCTGACGCCAACGAGACCAATGTGGCCTCAACCAAGATCGTCAAGGGCTTGCCTGTGCGAGGCGGCTCGAATGCTCCGTCTGGCCTCTTCTGGTCTTTGGACTCACTGATCCGTGTTTCGTACAACCCGACCACCATCACCGTGGGCGGCACGCCTCAGACTTTCTACTGGCGCTACGACATCATCTCGTCTCAGTCTTCAATTCTGTCAAGCCAGTCTGTGATTGAGTATGACGGTATCTACTACTGGGCTGGTGTTGACCGCTTCCTGCTCTACAACGGTGTTGTGAAAGAGATTCCAAACACCTTCAATCAGAACTACTTCTTTGACAATCTGAACTACGATCAGCGTCAGAAGGTCTTTGCAACCAAGGTTCCTCGCTTCGGCGAAATCTGGTGGTTCTTCCCGTCCGGCAACTCGACCGAATGCAATGACTGCGTGATCTACAACATCCGCGAGAACTGCTGGTATGACCTCGGTGAAGCATTGGGCGCTCGTCGCTCGGCTGGATTCTTCTCTCAAGTGTTTCACTATCCCATCAATGCTGGATGGGAGACCAATAGTGTTGGCGGCGTGAATGCGTTTACTCTGACCTCTGGCGGTACTTTGTACACCGACGGCACCTACCTTGCGCAACCTTTAACAGGCGGCACGGGTACTGGCGCAACCGCTGACATTGTTGTTGCTGGCGGCATCGTTACCTCTGTGACTATCGTTAACCGTGGTCAGAACTACACCGTGAGCGACATCTTGTCTGCGGCCATCCCTGCTGGTTCTGGCTTGCAGATCACTGTCAACACATTGATGAACTTCACCAGTCTGTGGCAACACGAAATTGGCACTGACGCCGTGCAAGGCGCAACATCAAACGCCATTGAGTCTTACTTCGAGACCAATGACCTTGGCTGGGTCTCTGGTGGCCCATCGCAACCTTCTCCCGTTGGCGAGAACCGCTGGCTTCGCATTGAGCGCGTTGAGCCTGACTTCTTGCAAACAGGGAACATGGAGTTGTACATCACAGGCCGTCCGTTTGCTCAGTCAACTGACGAGACATCCACGGCTTATGTGTTTGCGCCCAACACCAACAAGATTGACATGAAAGAACAGCGTCGCGAACTTCGTGTGAAGTTTGTCAGCAATGTGGCTGGCGGCGACTACCAACTCGGCAAGGTCTTGCTAAATGCGACCATCGGAGATGTCCGTGGCTACTAATCAGTCGCTTCTCTATGACCCCCGATACCAGACATTTGAGGATTGGGCATCCCTCATGTGTGAGCAGTACGCGGCTCAACAACTCTCTATTCCAACATCCGGCACAGACTGGAAGGTATGGGGGGCTGGGCTGTTGGCGATTGATGTCTTTACAAACGAAGCGGCTCCCGATCCTTACCTGTTCGATAACTGGCAAGACTGGGCGGCGGCTCTTTTAGCGGCGATGAATCCATGACAAACTTTATTGAACTGTTCAACATGGTGTCGCAGGTTGCGCGTCCGGCTCACGCTAAGGAAGCACCTGCAACATCCATGGAAGACAAGTTGGCAGATATAGGTATCGACAGCCTTGATGGCTTGATCATGACAATGTACTTCTGTGAACTCTACGGAATTCCAGAAGACGACGAAACCAAAGACTGGCACCCGACCTCCGTTCAGGAGGTCTTCGACTATCTGATAAGGCGTAAAACGCAAGAGCCGGAATCACTCGAAGCGGCCCGGGAGGCAATCAAGTGATCTACCTCACCCACTACCGTACAGCGGCCACATCGAATGTGGAACTCTTCGAGGACATCGTGTTCCCCCAGCGGGTTCACTGGTTCCCCGAGACCTACAACCGCACGCAGACCGGGATGTTTTATGTCCCGCACAAACTGGCCGAGAAGGTGCTTGACGCCGACCTCATCAAATATCTGCGTGAGAACCAAGTCGGCAAGACGGCGTTCATCCTCGCTGGTGGCAACGCTCACTTTGCCGGGATCGGTCAGAGGGCATACAACAGCCGCCTGACCTACACCTACAAGTTCCTGCCCTTCACGCTGACTCAGGTTTACGCTGGTCGTACCGCTCAGTCTTTTGGCGACATGGACTTGGTGACCACCGATGCGTCTGCCTGCGCCAGCAGTCTGAAAGTCATGATGGATGTCGAGGTGTTGATGAAGCACTACGGCTTTGAGCGTGTGATTGTCCTGACGGTTGAAGACGGTGTGTCAAACGCTGTTCTTGAGTTCTTTGGCGAGTCCCGTGCTGTTTTGACGGCCAAGGAAGAGAACGAGACCGGGGTTAAGCCTTCGGCATTCGACAGCAAGAATCGCGGCTTCTATGTCGGTCAGGGCGCCGCCTTGGCGATCTTTGAAAGCGAGTGGGCTGTCAACAAACTGAACCGTGACCCTCTGGCTCGTCTTGTAGGGGCCTACAGCGCCTCTGAGGCATCTACCAATGCCATCGGTCAATGTGAGGACGGTCAGGGCTTTACGAAGGCTATAGAGGGCACCTTGCGCTACAGCGGAGCATTGCGTCAGGACATCAAGATTGTCAAAGCGCACGGCACCGGAACCGAGTCAAACAACAAAGCAGAGAAGGCCGCAATCATGAGCGCGGGCCTTACAGATTTTGTCGTGACCTCTTACAAACAAAAAATAGGTCACACAATGGGTTCCTCTGGACTGCTGGAATCATTATTATTGCTGGAGGACATGAAAAAGGGATTCGTTCCTCCAATCGAAAATCGAACCGAATCCGATTCGGTTTTCTTGTCGGAACCGACAAAGCCCCCCAAAGGGTTGGTGCTGAGTCTGGCGGCTGGGATGGGCAACATCTACAGCGCCGCAATATTTGAGGGGCTATGAGATGCTGGTAAATAGTAAAGAAAAACAACTTGGTGAGCAGGCGATCCTGATGATTGCCGCTGAAGAGACCAAGTCAAAATATTCCGCCGCGCAGGTGTACGCCGCGCTGGTTGCCGAGATGAATCTGCGTGGCACGACCACCTATCGCGCTGGCAACACTATTTTCATGATGCATCACGCCAAGGGCCGTGTGGGGACTTTCCGCGCCCTCAATGCTGACACCGCACGCAACTATCTGGAGAACTCCTACGAGTTCATTCAAGCCGCATACAAGATGGGTTTTGACACTCTGGTGACCGAGTTTGAAGACCCGACCATCATCAACATTTTCAAGGCCATCTCCCGCAACCCTCCCCGGGATCAAATGGGCTACAAGGCCGAGAGAACCAATAAGGGCTTCCGCGTTACTGTGAAACTCGGCCCGAAGCGGGAGGATAAAGAATGAGTGCAGTCGTAAGTTTTGTTGCGGATGTTGTTGAGACCGTTGTCGACGCAGTCGGTGATGTCGTTGAGACTGTTGCTGATGTCGTTGAAGACGCCGTTGAGTTCGTCGGCGACACCGTTCAGGCCATCGTTGAAGACCCGCTTCCAACGCTGTTGTCTATTGCTGGCTCGTTTGTAGGCATTCCCCCGCCCGTGACCATGGCCGCTGTGACTGCGGCTCGTGGCGGTGACCTTGAAGACATCGTGCTGTCTGCTGGTGTTTCGTACTTTGCGCCACAAGCAAGTAATGTTCTGTCGTCCACATTGTCGTCAACCATTGGCGGTTCAATCATCAATCAAACCGTGTCCGACATCGTCGTTGATGGCGTGAGCAAGGGCCTTGTAAGCGGCACCATTGCAGAGATTCGCGGCGGAGATTTTGAGGATGGCTTTGCTGGTGGCTTTACTGGCTCTATTGTGAACTCCTCTGTTGGTGAGTTCACCAATGAATTTATTGCGCCCGGCGTGCAAGATATGCTGTCCGATTCTGGTTTGGATACCAGCACCATTAACACTATTGTGAAGACGGGCACGCAGGCTGTGTCTTCTGGATTGACTGCTGAGTTGACTGGCCGTGGCGACTTTGATGATGCATTCATCAACAGCGTGCAGAACTCTACGATTAACCTTGGCACGAACTACGCCGTCAACACGATTGGTGAGCAGTTCCGTTCTGTTGAGCAAGGTCTCAGCACCGTTCAAAAAGAAGAAGACAAAGAAAGTGATCTGCTGAATTTTGACGATTACTTTGCGCTCGATACAACTCGCGACTCTGACGCTACTGGCGCTGGCATCTCTGATGATATTGTTGATCAAGTTGAAGTTGCCGATCTTGGCGACAACACCGGAAATGTCACCAGCACTCTGGCAAACACAGACCTGTCGACATCGTTTGATACGCAACTAGATACGGAGTTGGCCTCATACGGCACAGACACTGGGTCAAGCCTTGGATCAACTTCCAATGTCGACACATTGATGGCCGACACTGACGCAAGCGAGATCATTGATGAGTTTGGCGGCGAGGACACCGATGGCGACGGCGCAACCGTTACCGTTGAAGGATTGCCGTCTGATCTTGAAGACATCTACGAACAGTATGCGTTTGACACTACTGAGGATGATGAGGCAGTTGATACTGCGGATACCACTCCAAGGATTGAACTGGCTGACGCAACCGCAGGACAAGACACATCTGGCGGCTTAAATGTTGTAAAGAAGGCTGTCGAGACGCCAGCCAACTTGACGGAAGAGGACATTGTGTTCTCTGGCGGCAAAGCAGACATCGATGCAGAAGATAGTCTTGTTGACACATCGCAAGTTGCAAGCGCCAAGAAGACAACCGCTGTTGATCCTTATGCTGGTCTGGATGAGAACATCACCAACCTTGCTGAAGACAGCACTGTTGACATCGCTGGTCGCTCAGGCCCAACCATCATTGATGGCGGCTTGAATGTTCTAAATGACATTGCGGGCCGTACTGGTCTGGTTGATAGCGGCGGCGGCATCTCTACCGACAAGTTAGTCACTGGTGCATTGAATCAGTTCTTGCGCCCAGCAATTAAGTCTGGCCTGACCAAAGTAATCAAGGGCAAGCCAACAAAGACTCTTGTCAAGAGGCCAGTGCAGAAGAAAGCGCCGCTTACTGCATTGCAGGCTCAACAAGCGCGTGGGGCAACTAAACAGCCGCCGAAAACGATTGACATGACCAAGGTTGCAAGCAGACCCGTCACCAAGGTTGCGCCACCTAAGAAGGTCGATGTCAAGACGCTGACGCCGATCACCAATGTGGCAAGTCTTTCTTCGATTCTGTCTGGCGGCAAAGGATAAAACATGGCAATTCTGAAAAAACGCCGTTCACAGGCAAGTCTCCCAGAGGTCACCTCCGATAGAGGTGTGATCGTTTCTCGTCCCGGCGATAGGCTGACCAGCAAGGTTACTGGCAGTCCTGACATTGGTCGCCCCGGCCCCAAGGGCACCAAAGGTGAAGGCACCGCAGGGGGCGCACCAACCGGAACTGGCGTGACTCGTCCGACTCTGACAACCCGCAAGCCTGTCACAAGCACCGCAGGAACGCCCGCAAGCCGCTTAACGAGCGCGGTCAAGGGTGAGGCGGTATCTACCCCCAAAATCGGCGGTGGATCGACTATTGCGCCAGCAAAGACGACGGCCACAAAAGCCGCTGGCTCGGCCAAACCTGCACTGACTTCTGTGGTTGGCTCACCCAAAACCATCACCAACAAGGTCAGTGGCGCAACTCGGCCATCCGTCTCTACAACACAAGGCAAAACTGGAAGCACTTCTGGTCTAACGAACGCCATCACTGGCGCTTTGTCTGGTGCGGCAATTGGTGTGGGCGCAAAGGCTGTTTACGACAAACTGACTGGCACCAAAAAAATTGTTGATGCTAACAAAGTCACTGGTGGCACAGGAACTAAAACCGGAACTGGTACCGGAACAAAAACTGGAACAGGTACTGGAACAAAAACTGGTGTTGGCACTCCTCCATTTGTTCCCGGTGGCACCAAGACTGGCACTGGTACAAAAACCGGAACCGGAACCAAAACTGGCACTGGTGCATCTGGCTTCCCTGTCACAAAGACAGGAACAGGAACTAAGACTGGCACCGGGCCAAAAACTCCCGGCGGCACCAAGACTGGCCCAGCCGCACCCAAAGGCGGTGGCCCTTCTGCGCCCAAAACTCCTACTGGCCCCAAGACCCCAACTCGCGGCATGGGCGGCACTGGTACAAAGACTGGCACAGGCGCCTCGGGCTTTCCTGTTGGCGTCAGCCCAAATGCAACCGCAAACGAAGACGGTACTTATACCGAGACATTTGATGACGGTTCGACGATCACCTATGACGCCGACGGCAACATCATGTCAACGACTGATGCTGAGGGTACTGAGACCGCGACAAATGAAGACGGCACCATAACCTACACCTACGATGATGGCTCAACTGTCACCGTAGATGCCAACGGTAATGTCATTGATTCGACAGAAGCAGAAGACGAATTTGCGGCTGACTCAACCGACACTGAAGTTGATGAAGATGGCAACACTGTCTACACCTATGACGACGGCTCAACCATAACTATCGATGAGGACGGCAATGTTGTCTCCAGCACCGACGCCACAGAGTTTGAAGATGATGTTGTTGCTGAGGATGAGGTAACCGAAGACGAAGATGTTCTTGCCGAGGGCGCAACCGACGAAGAACTTGAGGAACTTGGTTACTACGAAGACGAGTACGGAAACATCTATGACAACAGCGGCGAGTTGGTTTATGCCGCCGATGATTATTGGACTGATGAAGAAATTTCTGACTACATCTACACCGATGATTACGGCAATCAATACGACTACTACGGCAATCTGGTGGCAGAGGCAGATCACTCTGACTATCTGTACACCGATGACGAGGGTTACCAGTACGATTGGGATGGCAATGTAGTGTTTGATCCCTATGCTGGTCAGGAAGATGAATTTGTTTATGAAGAAGAAGAGATACCCGAAGACGAGGAGTACGCTGAGGATGATTACGACTATGGCGATCCTGACTACTGGGGTAAAAAAGGAGGTCTTGTGGCACTAATGAATCATGGCGGCAAGGTTCGCGCCTTTGAAGAGGGCGGCGACGAAGGAGAGCCAATTGAAGAAGTTGTTGAGTCTTCTGATGAGGATTATTTAGATTACTACGGCCAAGACAACCCAGTTGTCCGCTCTTTAAGTGGCGCACAGCCGACAATTGTCGATGGCGAAGAAGATGTTGAGTACTTTGATGATGGCTCTTACATCGTCTACTACGCAGACGGCTCTTCAATCACCTACGACTATGATGGAGAAATTTTTGATGTCACTGGTAACGAGGACGGTTCTAGCCTAGCAGAGGCCGCTCTTGACGAAATACAAGCCTCTTCAGGAAACAGTTCTGGTGGAACTGGCGCAAGCGGATTCCCAGTTGATGACAGTCGCTATTCGGTTGGAAACATTCAGTACTTTGATGACGGCTCTTACATTCAGACCTTTGACGATGGCTCGACACTTACTGTTGACAGCGATGGCAATGTCTATGGCGCGACCGAGGCTCCTGACTACAGCGTGACTGGCGCTGGCTCTGGCTCTGGCCGCACTGGCTACTACAACACCCAGACTGCGGCTGAACGCGCAAGAGCGGCGGCTGAACAGCGTCAGTTGGAAACTGAAAGTAAGTCCGCTGTCAGCGACATTCTCGACAAGATCACTGGTTCCGGTTACCTCGGCGCTGGCGCCGCTGGCGCTGTTCTTGGCGCACTGCTTGGCAACACCGATTTGTTCTCAGGCGGCTCTGGCACGCAGAACCAAGGCATCGATATGTCTAAGGTAGGCGTGATCAATCCGCGCACCACTGACTTTGGTGTTGGCCCAGCAAATTATGTTTCCTACGATCAGTACGCCGCTCGTGATGAGATGCCCGACATCTATGGCGACGAGTTGTACCGCAACCTGAATGCACCGGGCTTTAACCCAGTAAATGAAGGAGATTATGGATATGAAGAATCTGAAGCAGAAACTGAAGATGATGCTCGACAGGCTCAACCAATGGCTGACGGCGGCTTGGCGGGCGGTTACTACACTTTTGGCAAAACTGTTGACCCGCTTCAAAACCTGACCAATCCTCGCCCTGCGCAACAAATGCAGGTTCCTCAAATGGCGGGAGGGTTGCCTCGTGCTGGTGGGTTGCCAAACTCTCCTGCCATGGGCGCTCCGCAACAGCCTTCTACACAGCAACAGATGCCACAGCAGGTACAGATGCCTCCCGCGATGAAGCGCGGCGGCTTGCCTGCGCTGTCGAATGTTCCACTGGCTGAAGGTCGTTTGGACTTCCGTAAAGGCTCTGCCGTTCATGGCCCCGGCGATGGTCAATCAGACGACATTCCCGCTATGCTGGCGGATGGTGAATATGTGATTGATGCTGAGACAGTGGCACAGATCGGTAATGGCTCGACCAAAGCAGGTGCGAAGGCGCTGGACGAGTTTAGACAGAACATTCGCAAACACAAGCGCTCGGCTCCGCTGGACAAGATTCCACCGAAGACGAAGACGCTGACCTCGTACCTGAAGAAAGGAAATTGAGATGGCCGGACTTTTTCAAGGTGATCCGTTACCAGCACTAACCAAAACCACGGAACAACAACAGGTTGCTCCGGAGTTTTATACCAATTATCTTCAGGACATTGCGAACCTAGGTCAGAACGCTGTCACGCAAGGCGGTGTTGCTGGCTTCTCGCCGTTGCAACAGCAGGCCCTACAGATGGCGCCGAATGTGGCGTTCTCTGGTGCGGGTTCGTTGGGCGCGGCGTCTCAATTGCTTGGTGAGGCTGGCGCCACTACGATGCCTGATGTGGTGGCCGACTACATGAACCCATACACCCAAGCGGTGGTGGGCGAGATGGGTCGTCTGCAACAGCGCAACATTCGCGAGAATGTGTTGCCCAACCTTGCTGGCGCCGCTGTCGGCACTGGTCAGTTTGGATCGCGCCGTCAGGCTCAGGTTACCGGGCAGGCTTTGCGTGACCTCCAGTCTGACTTGATTGGCAAGCAGATGGGCGCTCTACAGCAGGGCTACACCGAAGCGGGTAAGTTTGCTCAGACTGATCTTGAGCGTGCGCTCAATGCTGGTCGCTCGTTTACTTCGCTGGGCCAAGAGCAACAGCAACTTGGCGTTGGTGGTCTCAAGACTCTGTTTGACTACGGCGGTCAAGAGCAGGCCCTCGGCCAGAAGATGCTCGATTACCCGATGGCTCAGACACAAGCCTTTGCAAAACTCTTGCAGGGCTATCAGGTGCCCACTGGTACTGTTCAGCAGACCACTGGCTCCGAAGGCTACAGCAACGCACCGCTGGCGCAGATTGCTGGCTTGTTGCAAGGTTTGGGTGCATTCTTGCGCTCAGAACCCGGCAAGGCTCATGGCGGCGTAATGCGCAAAGCAAAGGGTGGCGCACTGCGCAAACAACCCATGGCGGCGACAATGGCAGGCAAAGGTCGTCGGATGAAGATGGGTGGTTATGCAGAAGGTGGCGCTACGCCAATTGCCTACACCGATGGCGAAGGCAACATTTATGACACCGATGGAAACCTAGTGGGGTAAGACATGGCAATACAACAACAACCGCCAACCGGAGGTCTTAACCAAGTCGCTCGTCCTGCGGCGCCTCCTGCGGCACCTCCTCAGCAACCTCCTAAGCAGGAGAACCTCGCCGCTCGTGCCGCTGGCATGGAGCAAGAAGGTGACGAGTCTCCGCAGGATTACTTCACCAAGACTCTTGCAGAGCGTCGCGCACAGTCTGAAGCCCTGATGGCTCAGATTGAAAAACTGAAGTCGTCTTTGGACAGCCGCAAGGGGTTGCCGTTTGACCCGGTCATGATGGCTGGTGCCGCTGGCTTCTTAAAGCCAACCAAAACCGGATCGTTCGGCGAATCGCTTGGTTATGCCGCTGAAGGTATGTCGAGCGAAGCAGAAAAAGAATTTGCTCGTCGTCAGGCCATGCAGAAACTCGAACTTGAGTTGGCCGAAAAAGGATTGTCTGCAACGACCAAGAATCTGGAAATGGAAGACCTGTTGCGCTTGTCTGGCATGGGTGGCAAAGCAATGCCTGCACCGAGAGTTGGCCCCGCTGGCGCTCCTGCGGCTGGTGGTGCCCCTGCCGCGCCCGCTGGCGGCGCTCCTGCCGGAGGCCCCGCACCTGCACCCGCTCCCGGCTCTGTCGGTCAGACTGGCGCACCGAATCAATTGCGTCTTATCACCGACTCGGACATCACTCGCGCTTATGCCATCTCCAAAGAGCATGGCGACAAGATCGCGAATATCGCAAAGATGCAACGCGAGGACATCATCTCTACGCCGGATGGCCCGTTCTCTCGTTCACAGCAAAAGTATCTCGAAGTCGAACCGCATCAAACCAAAATCATCGAGCGCGACTTCGGTCGCTTCATCGGCCCGAAGAAGGTGCCAGAGCGTCTGTCCCGCGAGTACGACAAAATTCGTGCAGAGGCAGTCGAGAAGAACGATCCAGACATCGAGTTTAACTGGTTCAAGCGTCAAGGCTGGCTCGAAGGCCCAATCAAGCCCACGAAAGAAGAGATTGCCGCAGGCAAGGCCCCGGTACAAACCAAGCCCGGCGACGAGCCGCTCTCAGAGTCCGAGCGCAAGATTCGTGATGAGTTGCGCAAGAAGCGTGGCGAGACAGAAATTGAGGAAGAGAAGACTCAGATCAGCACCGTCCGCCAGAACATGGAGAAGGCTCGTGGCCTGACCAATATCGCCAAGGACATGACGACTTATGCGTCGTCCAATCCTCGTGCGTTCCAGTTGTTGCAGGACACCACCATCAAGGACGCCATCTTCCGTGCGGCTGAGAAAGGTATCACCACACCGGGCGGAACAATTGCGTTCCCTGCTCGTGAGTTGGAGACCTACAAACTCAGCCCGCAGGATCGTGAAGCGCTCCAGATGTTCATGCAGAAGTATGCTGAGTTGACGGTCAACTTCCGTAAGGTGGCTCGTGCCCCGGGCGAAGGCGCAACGACCGAGAGCGAAGGTTTGCTGTTCTCGCAGTTGGGCGCATTGCCGTCCGACACTGCGCGAGTCATCATTCTCAAGTCGCACGCACTCGAACTCAAAGCCGAGTACGACAAGCAACTGTTCCGCGCATGGACAAAATTCAAGGGCGCAAACAAAGACGCATCCTACGGCGAATTCCTTGCTTCCGATGTCAAGGATACGCTCGACAATCAGTACGACGCGACCTTGCAGAAAGTTCGTGAGCGCAACGCTGATCTGTTTGGTGGCAAAAAACCAGCAGAGACTAAACCAGCCGCACCTGCGGCCCCTGCGGCTCCAGCCAATCGTCCGCCTGCGGCGTCTGCTCCTGCGGCGCCTGCCGCTGGCCCAGTGCGTATCAGAAGCAAGGCGGATGAGGCGTTCAAGAAACTACCTGTTGGCGGCGTCTACATCGATGTCGACGGTACAGTGAAAAGAAAGAGGGATGGTGAATAATGGCTGAACAAAAAGCGCCACCTAAGCAAAGCGAAAGCGTCTCTGCGTTCGTCCAACAATACGGCCCCATCGCCGAGCGCGTAGGTGCAGACATTGGCGTCGACCCAAAGATCATTCTTGGTCAGTGGGGTCATGAGACTGGCTGGGGTACAAAGATCATCCCGGGTACCTATAACCTTGGCAACATCAAAGACCCAAGCAACAAAGGCCAAAAAGCATACGACAAGCGCGAGAAGTCCAACGATGCATATCTGCGGTTTGAAGACCCAGAAGTGTTCGGCGACTACTACTCTGACTTCATCAAGCGGATGTACCCAAAAGCCGTCGGTGCTGGCTCTGATGTCACCAAGTTCTCGCAGGGCTTGAATCAAGGCGTGCGCGGTGCATATGCAAGCGACGAGAACTACCCACTCGCTTTGCGATCCGCTTACACAACGGTTTCTAACATCCGTCCGGCGGGCGAAGAGACTAACCCGTTTGATCGCGTTCAACCGCCGTCAGACGAGACCTTAGAGTCTTCAACCCAAGGTGGCGGGCCAATGCCCGAGCGTTCTCGCCCAACCGAAGACGCCGCCACGATTGGTACGGCAATTGGTCTTGGCAAAGGCGTTTTGGAGCGTGGTGCTGAAGTCTACAAGCCGCCATCAACCGCCGCCGCAGAGGAAGGTCTTGCAAGGGCGCAGGATCGCTTCAGAATCGCTCAAGAGCGTCTGGCGAACCCTCCGCCTTCCGGAGTCAATGTCGCCGACCTAGAGGCCGAATTTCAGCGTTCCCAGAGCGTTCTACAGCAAGCAGAGCGAGAGTTGGGCGAGGCCCGCTCCAGAGCCGCGTCTATGCGCCCCGGTGCCGCCCCGGCACCTGCCGCCCCGGGTGGGGGTGGTGGCATCCCAACCGATGCCCAGAACCAGCGCGTTCAGTTGGGCACCGTGGATGAGTCCGGAACCACTGGCCGTCAGCGTATGGGCTTCAACGAGCGCACAGCCGCAGAAGCCGCACGCCGTGAGGAGGTTGCAAAGGTTCAGGAAGAACTGCGCCGCAAGGGCGTTCTAACCGACAAGAATGTGCTGGCCGAAGCGCCCGGCATGACCACGACCAAAGGCGGCATTCAGGTGCCAGCCAGCGCGGTCTATGAGGATGAGTTGGCCCAGCGTCAAGCCGATGCTCGTACAGCGTCTCAAAGAGCCGCCGCAGACACCGAAGTCGAGCGTCTGAAGGCAGAGCAAAAGCGGGCCAGTATTGAGGCCAGCCAGAGGCGTCGAGCCGTTGAACAAGCCAAACGCGCAGAACAGCAAACGACACAGCGTGCTACTCAAAGCGCGGCCAAAGCAGAAGATGCGTTGGCTGTGGCTCAGGCGGCGGCAGATCGCGCCCAGAAGTCTGGTCTCTCAAACTTCCAGAAGGCTGGCAAGTATGTTGCCAAGGCGCCTGTACTGGCGAATGTGGCCGGAGGTCTTGGGGCTGGATTGTCTGTTGATGAGGCTGTCAAGCGGTATCAGGCTGGTGACTATTCTGGCAGTGTGCTGGCGACTATTGAGGCCGCACTGGCGACTGCATCGATGGCTCCCCCAGTAGGCCCTGCTGGGCTTGCGGCCAAAGGCGTTGGTACGGTAGGTGGCCTTGCTATGATCCCAGTCATGATTGCTCACGACTACTTCCGCAAGCGTGGGGCGTGGGCAGAGCCTGAGAAGGCCCCGCAGTAAAGAGTTTCTTTGCAAGGAGCAGTTGCCGCTCTCCTTCTTGGCCCCTCTTCGGAGGGGCTTTTTTTATGCGTTGCCAGCGGTGCAAAGCATCAGAAGAGCGGTTTGCTTGTGCCGCTCCTCTGATTCGTGTACCCCTTGATCAAAGCCAGTCTCATAAGCCGCGACGATGAATTTGGCGATGATGCACTCTTCATTGTGTACACCCTCGTCGAATGCTGTCGCCATCTGCCTGATGATGTGCATATCAATCTCGAAGTTGCCTTCGGATGTCGTTTTCATGGCTTGATGAAGGACTGACATAGTTCACCTCGGTGCGTATTTTTCCAGTGTCTCGCCTACCACGCGGTTCATATCTTTCACCATTGCAACACATCGAGCGTGTTCTTGCTTGGCAATTTCAATGCGGGCCACGGCAATTACATTCTCGGCAAACTGGACAATGTCCACCTCGTCTGCCAAGAGGGCGTCCTTGCGGGGCTTGTCGCTTTGGAAAAAGATTTGCTTGATAAATTCTTCACTCAGCATTTTTGACTTTCCATAGTTCCCAGTTGATGATTGTGTTTCGAGCGATAACGCGCTGTGGCCCGGTGTAAGGGTTCAGATCGCTATCAAGAAACTCTTCGACGATCATGTCCTTTTTCAAGAACAACTCGTGGCGCTCGGCCTTGAGTTTGTCGTCAAAGAGAGACCCGTCGCTCGTCTTAAAGGCTTCGATTTTTTCCATGATCATTTGTGTTGATTTTTGGTTTGCCAGAAAGTCAACAGTGCATGGAACATCTGCCAGCCACGAGCAAGGTCTGCCTGATCCCATTCAATGATCTTGACGAGGCCCGGCACATTGCGTGACACGAAGATGTTCGCGCATCGGGCGTCTGGCATACCCAGCCCGACACGGTAAGCAGACAACTGCATCATGTGTTCATCATAGGCGTCCACCTTGTCCGGATCAGTGAAGTCCTTGGTCTTGATGTCCACCACGAGGTTTTGAGCGTGCAGGTCGCACTTGCCGCCAAAGCCAATCTCATGGCCGAAGGAGCGCTCTGCAACCCACGCCTGATGCCCAAAATAAGCCTGTAGGGCCTCCACACAGCCCTTGACATGGTCTTGGTGCTTGTCGGCCTGTACGCCCTCGTAGAACGACTGTATCGAGGCGTGGATGTCGGTGCCAAGGTCAGCGGCGGCGCGGCCCTGCTCCTTGGAGTCATCCATGATGCGTGCGATCCACTCATCCTCTGGCTCGTCAGGGCGACGGGGAAGGGTCAATGCGGCCAACAGTACCTGCCGCTGGAGCCACTGGTTCAGAGCGGGCTTTGCGGCCACATTCAGCACCGTGGTCACTGAGGGGATCAGACCCTCTTTGCGGGCGTCACGCAAGGTTGTGTTGCGCTCCTTGCCGTTGGCCCCCACCACGGTATACCGAGGCACGCCGTCGCGGGTGTACCAGTGATTCGATTCGCTGGCGCGTGGTTCTTTTGCAATCATTGTTGTGTGTCCTTGTCTTTGTTGAATGCGATGAACGCATCAGCGAGTTCGTAGGCCCGCTCAATGGCCTTGTCATCCCACTTCTCGGCGCCTTCGACCAGAACGAACTTCCAGTCAGCGCCGATGATGGCCTTGAGAATTTCCAGAGCGATGAGGTTGCGATCCATTACCAGACCCCCAGCCATACCCCGGTGCCGTGAATCCACGCAACCGGGAAGAAGAGGGCGCCAGCGATGAGAAAGCCCCATGAGGCGGTTTTAAGGCACACCACAATGTGTGTGATCCATGCGGCAATGATCCAGCCGACGAAGATGAGTGCGCCTAAGTTCATTTTGCGGGCCTCCCGGGGCGCTTTTTGGGCGTCCCATCTTTCTTCAAGCCGTACTTGGTGCGAGGGGCTGGCTGAGGTGCCGCCTGCGGTTGCAGTTGCGCCTCCACTTGCATGGATAGGCCCTCAAGGATTGCTGTGGTGCGCAGTTTGATTGCCGCCACGATGAACGGGTAATCGTCTGCTTGTATTTTTAGATGTAGGTAGTTCATTGCCGCTCTCCTTCTGCCTTAGAAGCAGGTTGTGTTGCAGTTCCCGCGACTATCACAGCAAGTCGTGCAGGTCACGAACTTGTTGCCGTAAGACACGGTGCTGGTGGTACAGGTCGCGTAGGCCACTGATGCAAGACCTGCAAACACTAAGCCGATAAATGCTTTTTTCATGTTCTCTCCTCAAAATGGGATGTCGTCGTCCATATCGTCAAAGCCGGAAGACTTCGACGCGCTCTCGTTTTTGGCGTACTGCTGACCCTCACGGGCTTGCCATTCAGGTGAACCCTGAATCTTTTGCTTCAAGCCATCGCTGAAGGTGTCGAACATGGTCATGTCCGGTTCGTCGATGGAGAAAATGCCGGGCTTGTTGTGCCCCTCGGGGAGGCCAGCCTTTTTGACCTGCGGTGGTACCTGCATGATCGCGGCAATGTTGGTGTACTCCTTGCCGTTGTTGCCAGTGGACTTGATGACCGAGATCATTGCCCATGCACCCAGCACATTCTTGAGTTCAAAGCCACGGAGTTCTTCCGCAGTGAACTCACGGCCACGCCAAGTCTGCAAGTCTTTGCGCAGGGTGGCTTTCTCGGCCAACGACAGCGTGAAGTTCTTGCTGATAGTCATGGGTTCGCCTTTGGCGGTGAGGATCGGTTTGCCGTTGTCGTCTTCGCCATGCACCTCGAACTGCAACATCACCTTGGGCAGGTGTTTGATGGTTCCAAGGTACTCGGACTTTTGAGTTCCGAGGTCGACGACGCGGTAGCAACGCGCCAGATGCATACCGGGTGGTACGGGGGTGAAGGTGCCTTCGCCTTCTTTCGCTATCAAAGCCATTATTCGCTCCTAGAGGTTTCAAGTTGAGATTGACGACGAGGTACGCCGCATTCGTAGCGGATCGTTGCCCAGTCGTCGGGGGTAGCAACGCCAGCCTCAGCCCGGTCAAGGGCCTCCTCTAGCATTTGCATTCTTTCAAGCATCGCTTGATGAAATTCTGCTTCTCTGTCGTCCATAGTTCGCTTTCAGGTTAAACACAGGCTGACTGTACCATGTTTAACTTTAAGATACAACCCCCTTGACAAGGGAGTTTTGTAGTGTATGATCACCTTAAACCAACCCAAGGAGAGTGTATGACCCTAGAAGAGTACTTTGCAGACAAACCGAGAGGCGCCAAGATCGCTCTCGCCAACAAGTTGGGGGTGTCCAAGACTTGGATGTCTCTGCTTGTCAGCGGGCGCGAACAGCCTAGTGCTGGCCTTGCCCTCATGATCGAAAAATTCACCAAAGGAGCCGTCACGCGCAAGACACTGCGGCCCGATTTATTCGGAGAAATCAAGTGATCTGGTACAAATTTCACCTCGGTGATTACATCACCCACACACTGCATCTATCGGACGCGGAAGACCTTGCGTACCGTCGACTGCTCGACCTGTACTACATGAGCGAGAAAGCGATCCCGCTCAATACAGAGGAGGTGGCACGAAAAATCCGTTTGGATTTGGACATAACCGAATCGGTTTTGGGGGAGTTTTTTGAGAAGACCCCAGAAGGGTATCGAAACAGTCGTTGTGATGAAGAAATTGCGAAATATCAACATCAAGTTGCGACAAACCGATCCCTCGGAAAGCGAGGCGGGAGGCCGAAGAAAACCGAATCGGTAACCGAATCGGAACCGAAAGCAAACCCTAAGAAGATACAGATACAGAAGAAGAATATAAATACATCGTCGAGATTCGACGAGTTTTGGGCGGCATGGCCTTCATCAAAACGCAAGGTTGGCAAAGCCGCTGTGTTGGCGAAGTGGGAGAAGCATGGCCTTGACGAAGTGGCTGACATCATCATCGCCAATGTCGACGAACTCAAGAACTCCGAGCAGTGGACGAGTGGGTTCGAGCCAGCGCCAATGACCTACATCAACCAACGCCGCTGGGAGGATGAGTTGATGTCTGACATCCCACCAAGCCGGAGGGCTATATGACCCCTGTTGAGGGCATCCTGTCCCGGCTCCAGAAGGTCAAGGGCAAGAATGGCTCTTGGACTGCCTGCTGTCCTGCACACAACGACAAAGGGCCATCACTCGCCATTCGCGAGGCTGATGATGGTCGGGTGCTGTTGCACTGCTTTGCCGGGTGCGAGGTCAACAGCGTGGTGACCGCCTTGGGCATGGATATGACAGACCTGTTCCCGCCAGACAACAAGCGGCGCGACTACCCCGTCGAAGGCAAGCCCCGTCTCAAGCCAGCGTTCTACGCAAGTGACCTGATCCGCATCCTCGCGTTTGAGGCTTTGGTGGTCAGCATTTGCGCACACGACCTGCGTAAGGGTAAGGCTCTCCCAGACGAGGACTATGAGCGATTGAAAGTGGCACAACAGCGAATTGAAGAGGTAATGCACTATGCAAACATCTAATGTGGCCGAGCGTGCAAAGGCGCTCGATGAGGCCCGCAGGGTCAGGCTCTTGAAGCCAGAAGATGTCGATGTCGACAAGTACTTGCACGCGACCGACATTACCAACAAGGTTCGTGAGGTAACTGGCCTGCTTGACGAGTTGCGCGACGAGATTGCCAACCCGACCAAAGAGGTCACGCACACCATGCCATGGCCGAAGACAGAACACAGTTTTCGTTTTCGTCCGGGTGAAGTAACGCTGTACGCCGGGTCAAACGGTGGTGGCAAGTCTTTGATCACGGGTCAGATCGCACTGGGCCTGATCAAGCAAAAGCAAAAGATTTGCATCCAGTCGTTTGAGATGAAGCCCAAGCGTACGCTGTATCGGATGCTTCGACAGTTCGCTGGCGAGAACATCGAGTTCCCAAAGTTCATGTCGAAGGAAAAGTACATCGGCAGGTTACTGGATCGCTTTCACGACTTTGCTGGCAACAAGATGTGGCTCTACGATCAGCAAGGCACGGTGACGACACAGCAGGTCATTGCTGTTACTCGCTACTGCGCGATGGAGTTGGGTATTGGTCATGTGTTTATCGACTCATTGATGAAGTGTGTGCCCGGCGAGGATGACTACAACGCGCAGAAGATGTTCGTTGATGAGATCACTGCTGTGGCCCGCGATCACAACATCCACATTCATTTGATCCATCACATTCGCAAGTTGCAGAACGAAGAGTTGCAACCCAACAAGAATGACATTAAGGGTACGGGCGCGATTGCTGACCAAGTCGACAATGTTTTGCTGGTCTGGCGCAACAAGAAAAAGGAACACGACAAACAGAAGAAGGGCGTGGCTGATGAGAAGTTGCCCGACACCATGCTGATGTGCGAGAAGCAACGCAACGGCGAAAGCGAGGACTGGTTCAATCTCTGGTACGACAAAGAGAGCCAGCAGTTCGTTGAGATGCCCGGTGCAGTTGCTATGCAATTCGACGCCGGAGGTTCGTTCTGATGCCGATCATCAAAGGGGATGTCCGTGAGTACTACAGAAATTGGAAAGAGGGAGAGGGCGACGACGAACATCGTCACCGTTGTCTCGTTCGATGGGTCATTCAAAAAAGAATTGAAGATCGCGATGGAGCGTATCGATGGCTCAATGGTTACATTGACGACACTGGCCGTCATCACAAAGGATGGAATGACTTACATAAGGGATCACGGCTTGAACAAGATGTTCGAGATCAGTGGAGCAAAGGCAATCGTGGAACAGAAGGAGAATGGAAATGAGTAAGGTTGATTTGAGTGATTTTCAAAAGCGCTTTCTGCTTGGTCAGGGCGCGGGGCAAACGCTGTACACAGCAAAAGAGTTTGAAGAGGCGCTGGCGCAGGCTAAAGCCGAGATCATGGCGGTAGCGATACAGACCAGCAAGCAGGCCATCATGATCGAGCGTGAGGAGTGTGCCCGTATTCTTGATGACGAGATGGCCGAGCAAGATACCGCAGTGCGTGGTGTGCTTGAGATTCTTGCCGAGAAAATTCGCAACCGTATACCTTCGCAGAGGCAATGATGCAAAAACATAAACGCATACTTGAGCAGATCACTCAAAACGATTTGGTGGCCTCGTTTGGTCAAGAGGTGGAGGTCACATACCCAACGAGCGACGAGTTCCCTCCCATGAGGGGCCGACTGTTTGTTTTTTCGCCAGCGCAATTTGAGGCGATGCTCGATCAGGTTGTTGAGTTCTCGTATCACGAGACTTTCAGTTTGATTAAGCGTCAAGTGAACCGGAATGATTGATCTGACACTGCCATGGCCCCCAAGCGTAAACAGATACTGGCGGACATTCCAAGGCCGGATGATCATCAGCGCGGAGGGCCGCTCTTATCGCAAGGCTGTCGCGGATCAAGTGCTGATCCAGCGAGGGGCAAAGCACTACGAAAAGAAGTTGCGCGTGGTGATCGAGGCATGGAGACCAGACAACCGTCGCCGGGATTTGGACAACCTGCTCAAAGCAGTGCTGGACTCATTGACCCACGCTGGGGTTTGGTCGGACGACGGAAACATAGTCGACCTGCGCATCTATTGGGCGCCGGGGATTGCAGGGATGTTGAAAATTCACATACAGGAGGTGCCGCAATGAAAGAACCAACCATGAAACAAGTTTGGGCTGGCCTCGCCATGTTGGCGTTGTTGACTCGCAGAGATTACGAAGGCGACTTCGCAGACATCGCGGCTGATGCATGGCGCATGGCTGACAAGATGGAAGAGGAGGAGCAAGATCGTGACGAGTGAAGAAGCGTTCGAGTTCATCTTCGGCAAGTACGGCATCCATGATGCTGGCTTCAAGATTTGGGAGGCCGCAGTGAGATGGGAGCGCGGCGAGTGTGAGGATGTGGCAAAGCGTTATGCACAGCGTAACGACGGCATCAAAAGGTTTGCTGGCAAGTCAATCGCCAGTTCGATTAAGCGTAGGTCGTTGAAGAAGAAAACTGTTGAAAAAGGAGAAGGCAATGTTTGATTCGTTTGGAGATTTTTTCTGGTCATTCATGGCGCTGTCCGGTGTCATGTTCTGGGTTTGCTTTGCGGTTTTTGTGTTGATGGTGATCCGTCGCAATCGTCGCAAGTTTGGCTTTCGCAAAGACATCTACTAGGAGCGCCCATGGAAATATTTGTCGACATCGTTAGAACGATATTGATTTTGACTGGCGCCGTGGTTTGGTTTTTGGGCGCGTTTGTTGTTGCCTTTTTGTGGCTGTCACAGCGCCCACCTAAAGATTGAAAGGAGAAGCAATGTCTACAGAAGATCGAGACCCGCACAAGGCGGTTGACTACATCATCAAGAACGCAAAGCACTTTGCAAAAGCGAAGGCAGAGCGCGTGTACCTTGAGGAGTACCGCAAGTCCCTCAAGGCCATTCTCATGAAGCGTTCGATGGAGGCCGCTATCGGTGCGCAGGAGCGCGAGGCGTATGCCCATGAGGAGTATGTCCAGTTGCTTCAGGGTCTGCGTGAGGCCGTCGAGGCGGAGGAGAAGTTGCGCTGGGACTTGATTGGTGCGCAGGCCCGTGTTGAGATATGGCGTACAGAGCAGGCGAACAATCGCGCTGAAGGAAAGGCGACGATATGAACGGCTTCCAGTTGATGGTGATCCACGCCCTCGGCTGGGTTGCTGTTCTTTTCGACGGCTGGGTTTTGCACAGTCACTGGTTGGCTGGCGCAGGGTTCATCATGATGGTTGTTTCAATTTATCTAATCGTTAAAAAAGGATATTGAAAATGGTTGCAAGAGTTGGAAAAAAGAAATTGATGCTGGTGGCCGACATGAGTGTGGCCCCGCAGGAAAGTGAGACCTACGAGACCCCGTGGGGCAAGGTCTGGGTGCATGGCGCTGATGTGATGAAGACTTGGAAGAATGTCGTCATCGACAAGAAGACTGGCGAGAAGTGGATGCCGCCAAGCGAATACCGTAACGACTACCTGTTCAAGATCAACCGCGATGCTGGATACAAGAATGACTGAGAAGACGCCAGAGGATGAGGCGTTCGAAGAGATCGAGCGCAAACAGAGGGAGGCTCAGGCCGAAGGCTGGCGCAAGCGGCAGGTGATGAAGGTCAAAAGTTTTGAGGACGCATTCAGCGACTACCTCGACAACATGGGCGCACCGCGCACCGCAGGCAACGAAGAGGTGCGTCGTCATTTCAACGCTGGATGGGTCGCGGGTATCCGTAACGAATGGGCGAAAGAGAGGAACGATTGACCACGCTGGCCGAAAAGAAACACATGAGCCGGGTGGCCGAACTGGGGTGCGCCGTCTGCCGACGGATGGGCTACCCGGGCACCCCGGCTGAGTTGCACCACCCAAGGGCCGGAACCGGGGCTGGAAGACGCGCAAGCCACATGGATGTCATCCCACTATGCCCGGAGCATCATCGCGGCTCTACGGGCCTCCATGGCCTCGGGACGAAGGGGTTCCCCAAGAAGTGGGGGTTTGACGAGGCTGATCTGCTGGCTGACACCCGGCTTTTGCTCAATCAGGACATCCTAGGGTAAGTCCCTAGAAAAATATTTGAAAAAAGGTGTTGACAAGGTTTAAGTCTGGGTTATACTAACACCACTGACCAAGCAATCCCGCCGTCAGGTAACAACGAAAGCGAGTTAAACATGAATGCAATCACCACCAGCCAAGTCGACACCCTCGGTCAACTCCTCGCTCAGATCGCTGATCTGACCAAGCAGGCTGACGCCATCAAAGACCAGTTCAAGGACAGCGCCTCCGCAGGCGGTGCCAAGGCTATCGAGGGCGACCTGTTCAAAGCCACCTACATCGAGTCCAACCGCTCTGTGGTTGACTACAAAGCCCTCTGCGCCGCTCTTGGCATCACTGCCGAGCAGATCGCCGAGTACACCAAGACCACCGCTGTGTTCAGCGTCAAGGTCACCAGCCGTTAATCAGGGGGCCGACATGAAAACTCTGTACGACAAAGCCTACGACGAGTATTCCGGCCTGCCAGAGGTTCGAGTCGACCCGCTGGATATGCCCGAAGACATCAGCCACATGGTCTTCCGCGCACAGCACGAGATTGACTTGGTGGAGGAGGGTGAGCGCGATGACGATATGCCATCGAAGGCTGATCTAGCCAAGATCAAGCGGTTCATCAAGAAGTGGACTGGCAAGTAAACCAACCGGGGGCCTCGGCCCCTATTCAAAAGCGAAAGGAAAGCGAATCATGCTCACACTGAACGACATCAACACCATCGAGTCCGACGAGGACGCAACTGAAGAGGAGTACTTCCTCTCGATCCAGCGGGCCATCAACTCTGGCGCGTGGAGCCTGCAAGGTTCCTACGGTCGCACGATGATGGACGCCATCAACGCAGGCCGCTGTGTACTTGGCCGCAACCGTGCCCGCGACTACTGGGGCAACACCATTCCCTCGCGTGACGATGTCAAGCAGGGCACCAAAGGCTCGTATGACTTCGTGGCTGATGCCATGGGCGCCGAGTGGGCCGACATGATGTCGGAGGTCGCATGATCAAGTACGGCATCCTCGACTACATGGGCAAGGTCGTGCGCTGGGTGTGGGAGCGCCCCGCCGATCACTACAAGTTCGTCACGGTGAAGATCAAGCGCCAGCGTAAGCCGCGCTTCGACCTGAGCCAATTACCGGAGGCACCATTCTGATGAGCAAGAAAATTTTGCGCCGCGTGCGTGACGAGTTGCAGTCCATCCGCACCAACGACATCTTCGTCGCCGACGCCATCAAGACCTGCATCGCGCTGTGTGAGTCGGGCCTGACCCCGGGGCTTCTGCCCCCTCACCAGCACCACAGTGACACCAGCCGGGAAGCCGCCGCCGCCATCGCGCCGAAGTTCGGTCGCATGACCAGCGCGGTGCTGACCCTGATCGCCCGTTACGCCGACGGCCTGACTGACGAGGAGGGTCAGAAACTCATGGCCCTTGAGGGCAATTCTTACCGCCCCTGCCGGGTCACGCTGGCCGACAAGGGGTTCGTGACTGACACCGGGGTGAGACGCCTTACCGCGCACTGCAAGAAGGCCGCTGTGTGGGCCATCACGCCCGCTGGTACCGAGTACCTAATCAACCAAGGAGGATCGCTATGACCAAGCCATACAGCCCGGAGGACATCCAGTACATCAAAGGCTTCGAGGCCGGGTGCGACTACATCGTGGCCGAGATCGAGCGGTACATCGAGGTGTACCCCAGCAAGGAGTTCGTTCTGCATGAGTTGCTGGCCCACCTGAAGATGGAAGACAGGCCCAAGTGACCCCGATCAAGTCTCCCTTCTGGCACATCCTCCAGCGAGTTATCGCCGAGCGGAAGGCATTAGGGAAACTCCCTACAAAAAATTCTCAAAAACCTGTTGACAAGGTTTAAGACAGTGTTAAACTATCTTCACTGACCGCATGGTGTGGTCAGGCAAACAAATGAAAGCGAGTTAAACCATGTACCAATATGCCCGTTCTGCAAACCAGACTTCCTTCCGCTCCAACGCTCCTTTGAGCAACGAGCAAATTGCCCAGTACGCACCCAGCGTGTTGGCTGAGACCGCCCACGAATCCCGTGGTGAGCGCTACACCTTCATCCCCACCATCCAAGTTCTGGACGGCCTGCGCAATGAAGGCTTCCAGCCCTTCGAGGTTCGTCAGACCCGCGTCAAGGATCAGTCCCGCCGCGAGTTCACCAAGCACATGGTGCGCCTGCGTCACGCCACCAGCATCGAGGCCGCTGTCGGTGAAGAAGTGCCCGAGATCGTGCTGATCAACAGCCACGACGGCTCCTCGTCCTACCAGTTGCTGGCCGGGTTCTTTCGCATGGTCTGCTCCAACGGCCTGATCGCTGGCGACATCTGCAACGACATCCGCGTGCGCCACTCCGGAAATGTGATCGACGATGTGATCGAGGGTTCGTTCCGCGTTCTCGACAATGTCGAGGAGATCGGCTCCCGCATCGAGACCTACAAGGCCATCGAACTCAAGCCCGAAGAGCAGTCGCTGTTCGCCAACGCCGCCCTGCAATTGCGTTGGGACGACAAGGCCCCCGTCGAGGCTGACCGCATCCTGCGTGCCCGCCGCTGGCAGGACAACAAGACCGACCTCTGGACGACCTTCAACCGCGTGCAGGAGAACATGATCAAAGGTGGTGTGGCTGGCCGCTCCGCTACTGGTCGCCGTATGTCCACCCGCGCTGTCGGTGGCGTCAATGAGAATGTCAAGTTGAACCGCGCCCTCTGGACGCTGGCTGACGGCTTGGCCCAACTCAAGCAGGGCGTCGTGGACATCGAGGAACTGGTGGCCGCTTAATCAACCCGGGGGCTACGGCCCCCATCAAGGAGACCAACATGAATCACTTCGACACCATGGACACCATCGTCAAGCAGTTCTTTGACCATCCCGTGTTCAACCGCCCCAACAGCCTGCTGGCCTACTGCGACTACATCGCCACGGTCATCAGCAAGGAACTCAAGGCCAACGACACCGAGCGCCTGCTGGCAAGCGTGAGCCGCCCCAAGTACGACCTGAGCGAGAGCGGCTCGTTCCAGTCCACCAAGAAGACCATCGAGGTCGAAGACCGCTTCGGCAAGAAGTACCGCGTGACGGTCGAGGAGGTCAAATGAGCCACACCACACAAGCCTTCGGGGTTGTGCTGGCGCTGACAGTCTTCTGGGGCGCGGTGGTGGTGATCTGCGCTCAGGAGCCTGCCCCGGTGATCGAGCGCCCGGTCAAGCAAGAGCGGGTGATCTGGGTATGACGATCCCGATCATCCCCGAGCGCTCCTGCGGTGAGTGCGCCGAGTGTTGCAAGGGCTGGCTGACGGGTGAGGCCCACGGCCACATCTTCCACCCCGGCAAGCCCTGCTTCTTCCTGAACGGCACCTGCGGCATCTATCAGGCGCGGCCAGAGAACCCCTGCAAGGGCTATCGATGCGTCTGGCTGGGCGCGAATGACCTGCCCCTGTGGATGCGCCCGGATCAGTCCAAGGCCATCGTCACCGAGCGCGAGGTCAACGGTATCAAGTTCTGGGATGTGGTCGAGTGCGGCCAGACCCTGAGTTCTGAGGTTTTGTCTTGGCTGATCGTCTGGACGCTTGAGAACAACGGCAACCTGCAATACCGGATCAAGGGCGGTGCCCACAAGATCGGCACCCCGGAGTTCTTGGAGGCCGAGACATGAGAGGCGAGTCGGTCTGGCAGTTGTATTTCGTGTGGGGCGTCTTCGTTGTGCTGGCGCTCTGTGTTCTGGTTTTACTCAATTGGAGATGGTGATGACTAAGCAAGAGATTGACGACATGATGAAAGACCTGCCCAGTCAGCGGGGCTGGCAGGAGGAGTCACTGTTGGAAAAAATCCTCGGGGGGTTGGCATTTACCCTGTTCATGCTTATGATCTGCTTTATGTAAAAAGCGAATGTATAGCGAACAGGTAGCGAACTCAAACCGAGTCGGTTACTCAAGGGGTGGTGCCCTCTACCAACACCGGAGGCCCGCACACGATGCGGGTCTTCCTTTTTCTGGCGGTTCTGTTAAAATTTGAGTTACAATAACCCTAATAAAAGATTGGAGCGGCAATGGCCCAGCAACGCATTTATTTGGTCGGCACGCCCGACAACAAAGTTCGCCTGATCAAGGCATCTTTGCGCCAGCAGGCGGTGAGTCATGTGGCAAACACCATGTTGACTGTCCGCGTGGCGTCGCAAGATGATCTGGTGAAGGCACTGACCAGCGGAATCGAAATTGAGCAGTACAACGCGCCCGAACAGCAAGACCTGATCGAACACAGCGAATCACCCGCGAACTAAACCCTCGCACGGTTACCCGGCGCCGTAAGCCCGGGACAAAACACTGGCGAAGTGAAAGCGAATCGATTACACTGAACCGCATTCACTTTCAAGGGGATTAGGGGTAATGCCTGAAACTGCCAGCAAACCGCGCAAAGCGCCTCAGAAGGCCGTGAAGCCCACCAAAGCAGGTGGAAGTACCAGCGCACCCCAAAAACCCGCCAAAGCCCCGAAAAAGACCCTCATCGGTCGTCCTACCAAGTACGACACCAACATCGCTTCCGAGATATGCGTAAGGCTCAGTAATGGAGAGCCATTGAGACAGATATGCATGGAAGACGATATGCCAGCGCAGTCGACGGTTTATCTCTGGTTGACGCGCCACCCTGACTTTTCGGAGATGTACGCACGCGCACGCGACGAGCAGGCCGACACGCTGGCTGACCAGATCATCGCCATCGCCGACGAGATGCCGATGGAGACGACTGACAAGGACGGGAATACCAAATTCGACTCTGCCTACATTCAATGGCAGAGAAGCCGGGTTGACGCCCGCAAGTGGGTAGCGGCCAAACTCAAGCCCCGCAAGTACGGTGACCGCGTGGCGGTTGAGGGTACAGAGGATGGCGCCCCGATCAAGACCGAGGACACCGGGTCAAGCCGCCTCTTCGAGTTGATCAAGAACATGGAGATGGCAAAGCGTGCTGGTTGAACACCTCGACGAAGAACTGGCCCGGGAGTTCGATGCCGAATCGCCCGAGAACCAGATCGCCGTCTTGGCTCACGCTGAATGGGTGGCTGGCGCCCACCGCTACCAGATACCGCCCCCGCTGGAGATCGATTACACCGTCTGGATGATGCTGGCTGGCCGGGGTGCAGGTAAGACCCGGAGCGCCGCTGAGGCCCTGTGGTGGTGGGCATGGATCACGCCCGGCTCTCGCTGTCTCGTGCTGGCCCCTACATCGAACGATGTGAAGTTCACTTGCTTCGAGGGTCAGTCTGGCCTGCTGTCAGTGATCCCGCAGGAACTGATCGTCGACTACAACAAGCAAGACCATCAGATCAAACTGATCAACGGCTCCATCATCCGGGGTATCTCAGCCGACTCATACGAGCGTCTGCGCGGCCCGCAGTGGCACTTCGCATGGTGTGACGAGTTGGCCGCATTCACCTACCTGCAAGAGGCGTGGGACATGATGATGTTCGGTCTGCGTCTGGGTGATCAGCCCCGCGTGATCGTGACCACGACACCGCGCCCGAAGGACTTGATCCTCGACCTCGTTGGCCGGGAAGGTGACGATGTCATCATTGACCGCGCCAGCACATACGAGAACGCCGCCAACCTCGCTGAGAACTTCTCCAAGCAGTTGGAGCAGTACAAGGGTTCGAAGTTGTACCAGCAAGAGGTGCTGGGCGAGATCGTCGACCTCGAAGACGGCAAGGTCGTGGGGCGCGATATGTTCAAACTGTGGCCCGCCAACAAGGCGTTCCCCAAGTTCGAGTTCATCATCCAGTCGTATGACTGCGCCTTCTCTGAGAAGACCTACAACGACCCGACGGCTATGACCACATGGGGCGTGTTCAAGCCCATGGACGGCCCAATGTCTGTCCTGCTGATCGACTGCTGGGCCGAGCATCTCGACTTCCCCCGGCTGAAGCCCCGCGTGCTGGATGAGTGGCGCGTCTCTTACGGTGAAGGCAAGGACGCCAAGCGACCCGACCTGATCATCGTGGAGGACAAGGCCGCAGGCATCTCGCTCATTCAGGAGTTGCGTCACGCCCACCTGCCTGTGATCCCATGGAACCCGGGCAAGGCCGACAAGATGCAACGCCTCCAGATCACCGCATCCATCTTTGCGACTGGCCGTGTCTGGTTGCCTGAGAGCGGTGTACGCAAGGGATATGTGAAGGACTGGGCCGAAGGGTTCCTGAGTCAGTTGTGTTCGTTCCCCGACTCATCGCATGACGACTATGTCGATAGCGCTACGCAAGCGATTCGATACCTCAAAGACGCGGGATGGCTAGATATAAATCCCGAGCCTCGTTATGATGATGATGATGATTACTTTGACGCCATGCCGAAGCGCGTCAATCCATACGCGGCGTGAAGGGATAAAACATGGCGGACTACAAAAAGGCAGGAGCAAAATTCGCTGAGGCATTTGCCAAGGCGGGGAAAGAGGCCGAGGCCGCAATGGCCGCACAGAAGGCCGCTGAAGAGTCTGCCAAGATGGAGGCGATCCTCAAGTCAAAGCAGGCGCCCATGACCACGCCTCAAGGCACTGGCCTGCCGCTGATGCCTCGCTCTCAAGGGATGTACACACCCGGTGTGGAGCAGAAAGACCTGCCCCGGATGCCGATGGTTGACAAGGCCCGCGCAGAAGGCAAGACGCCCAAGTACACGCCCCGAATGCAAGACCTGCTGGACAGCCCGACTGCCCGCAAGAAGGTCAACACGCTGATCGAGAAGGGGCGCGACCTCGGTATGACCGAGTGGTACGGCACCGAGCCTCTGCGTCAGGTCGCCATGGACATCGGCATGAGCCAGAAGGACTTCGACACCTTCCTCGCCCAAATGGCCTCAGCGTCACAGCGCAACCCGGTCGACCAACAGAACAAGATGGGCAGTTACCTCTGGCACCTGAGTCAGACGGGCCAACTACCTGACGACGCATTCCTGCTGACCAACAAGATCAAGCGTGGCAAGGAAGCCGCGCCCAAAGGGACGGCCATCGAGTTGCCGCCCGGCTATGGATCGCTGGCGCAGGGTGACATCTTCTCCCGTGGCAAGCAGATCGCCGCCGGAGACATCGAGGGCGCCCTGCCTCCTGACAAGAAGTTGGGCACCTTCTACCGAAACTATCAAGGCAACCTCAAGCCCGTGACCGTCGATGTGAACGCGGTGCGTGGCCCCATCATCGAGCGTGGTGATCCGCGCTGGCTGGCTTCCAAGTTGGTCGAGAAGGATGAAGAGGGCAATGTGATCGCGACGCACTTTCCCCGGAAGGATGTCGAGTCGGGCAAGATGAGCATCAAGCAGGCGAAAGAACGCCCCGGCTTTTGGGAGGCCGCCCCCTCTGGTTCAGAGTATGCTGGTTTCGAAGACCTCTGGCAACGCGCCGCCAAGCGGTATGGCATCAGCCCCGCAGAAGCGCAGGCGCTGGGCTGGTACGGCTCTGCTGATGTGACCGCACTGAAGACCAAGCCGGAACTCTACATCGACAACCTCGAACGCATGATCCGCCGCACCGCCGAGCAGACGGGGCAGAATCCCCGGCAGGTGATGGAGGATGTCCTGCGTGGCAAGCAGTACCTCAAGAAGGATGGCGGCAAGGTGAGCGAGTCTGACTATCAGGCCCGCCTCGATGCAATGCTGGAGAAGGCTGTAGGCATGGCTAAGGGTGGCGCAGTGAGCGACTACCAGTCTCGTCTGGACAGCATGATCGCCAAGCACATGGGCATGGCCGACGGTGGCGTGATCGACAACATGACGCCTGACATGACCGACAGCGGCGACATGAACTACGGCGGTGAGTACGCCGAAGGTGGTGCCGCATTCAAGACCCTGCAATTCAAGGCAGGCGGTGGCTGGGCCAAGGCAGGCAAAGCGATTGCCAAGGCCGCACAAGAGGCTGGCGCAATGAAGGCGCCCCAGACCGCAGAGAAAGACCTGACGACCCTGCAAGACTTCCACACCTCACTGGGTGATTCTGTGCGTGCTAGAGCCATGGAAGCCCAAAAGATGATGGAAGGGTTTGACTACAAGTACGACAAGGGCCAGCGCGTGTTCACCAAGGACAGCGCCGCCAAGAACAAGCCGCCCTACACAATCCTGCATCGCACTCGTGTGGGTAACGCACCCATGCGTGAAGACATGAGTGACTTGCGAAGCAAGAAGATCATCGATCCAGAGACTGGCAAGACTAAGCGCACGCCCTACGAACCCGGCTACCGTGTCCGCTATGAGAACGGTGACCAGTGGAGCGAGTTCGACATTCCGGCCTCAGCCATCATCGGCGATGTTGAGATGGCGAAGGGTGGCGAGATCAAGAGCCTGCCATGGAAAGCCAAGCAAGGCGGTGTCGCAAAGTTCGACGGTGGCGGTATCGCCAGCCCCGAAGAGAGCCTCACACCTCCCTCTGACAGCCCGAGCAAGTTACGCCTGACGGCAGAGATTCTGGCCCGCATGGCAAAGGAACAGGGCAAGGAAGAGATCGCATCCCTAAAAAAGCCCCGCGCCCTTACTGACCTAGTGAACCGGGGAATGATTGCCCCGCTGGTTGGTGCCCCTGTTGACATCATCAACATGGGGTTGGAGGGCGTCGACGCTCTGCGTGATTTAGCGAGTGGTAAGCGAGTCGAAAACCGATTGGCTTCTGAGAAACCTGTGGGCGGATCAGAGCAGATCAAAGACCTGATGAACCGCTTCAACATGACAAGCGGTGAAGACCGTCCCATGATGGAAACGGGCCTGTCGTTGGTGTCTCCTGCTGGTGTAGTGAAGGGCACAGCCAAGACCGGGCAGAAAGCCACTGGCGCCCTGAGTAAAGTCAACACAGAGTTAAACAATTCTGGTAAACTAACCGTCCCCCTCACTGAGGCAAAGACGGCTACGACCGGGACACCACAAGGAGCAAAGTATGCAACCAAACAAGAAGGGCCTTACTTCAGAGTCAGGCCAACCGCCGCTGATACGAGCAAGGCAAAAGGTAGCGGAACTAGAGAAGCGACTGGGCTACCAGTCGAAAGGTCTGTCGGACAAGGATCGGGAGAAACTGGACTCGGACTTCCGCAACGCTATTCGCCGGAGGAAGTGGATCGAATAATCGCCGATCCGAACCTCAACGAACCGCTACAGATCGCACAGCGATACACCAAAGAGAATCTGGGCACTGACTTCGTCGCGCCCGACATTCCCCCTAGCAGTCTCGCCAAGCAGAGCGCGATTGCCCGCACGCATGAACTCGCGCTGACTGACAGCCCCGAGTACAAGGATGCCGTGTTCTCGGCCTATGCCCGCACCATGCCCGATGTGCTGGAGCAGGCTGGCGCCAAGGACTACGACGACCTCATGGAGAAGGCATACCGCCAACTCGCCAAAGAGACCGACGCCCAGTTCCAAGCCCTGCCGTTCAACTTCTCGTACCACCGTGGTGGCGAGGGCAACTACAGCGGAACCCGCGAACTCCTCGAAGACATCCATGGCAACAAGCATATGTATGTCTACCAAGGCGGCGACAAGCATGACTTCCTGAACAAGGTCGACGATGTCACGGGCCTGAACGAGAACGAGAAGTTCCGCGCAGTGCATGACGCCATGGGCCACGCCATCTACGGCAACGAGTTTGGCCCGCTGGGTGAAGAGAAGGCATGGGCCATCCACCAGCAGATGTACAGCCCGCTGGCCCGTCTGGCAATGACCGCAGAGACCCGGGGCCAGAACTCACTGGTCAACTACAGCCCGCTCAATGTCAACATCAAGGAGGAGGTCGCCAAACTGCGCGAGATGCAGATTGAGGCCCGCCGCCGTGGTGACCGTGAGGGTGAGCGCATTGCCACTGAGGCCATCCGCGACGCCTTCAGCGGCTTCCAGTTCGCGCCCCAGAAGTCGATCCTTCTGCCGCCCGAGTTTGTCGATCCCAAATACCGTGGCGGGATGCCTGAGTACATCCAGCCGCTGATCACCCCAGCCGCAGGCACGACAACGCAGTCGGCCCTGACGCACTTCTCGCACAACCCCAACCTAACGGTGACCGATCCGGCCAAGTACGGCTCTGGCATCAAGGGCGCGGAGAAGGCCCGTCTGGAGGGCACAGACAATCCGCTGGTGCCCCGCACTTACTTCTACGCTGGCGAACCCGGCGCAGTAGCACCGGAACCCGGCCTCGGAGTGAATCGTTACCGAACCGAATCCGAATCGCTTTACGACATCACCAAAGACCCGCTGAGATTCCGTCCGCTGGCCCGTGAGTCGAATCGCACCCCTTTCACCTCGAAGTACAACGCAGGCATGAGGTCGCCCGATCAGGAATTGACTGACATGGAGCGCATGATCCGCGAGTACGGCTACGAGGGCTACATCAACCCACAAGCAAGCAAACCTGCCGCAGTGGTCTACACACCCAAGCAGGTGGAGCGCCGCCGTAAAGGTGGACTTGCTCTGGCAAAAGCATAAGGAGAAAACATGGCAACACAGATGCCTATCGACCCAGAATTTAACCGCTTCATTGAGGGCCTGAAAGACTCGCCTGAAGGAGGTCTTGAGGTCGAACTGCCGCCTGAAGACGCTGATGTTGAGGAGATGCCTGACGGCTCTGCTGTGGTGACCATGGAAGAGTTCAATGGCCCCAGCGAGAACGAAGACTTCTACGGCAACATGGCCGAGAACTATGACTTCTTCGAACTTGACAAGATTGCCCTGCGCTACATCGAGTTGGTGGGCAAGGACAAAGAGGCCCGCAAGGAGCGTGACAAGCAGTACGAAGAGGGCTTGAAGCGCACTGGCTTGGGCAACGACGCGCCCGGCGGCGCTCAGTTCCAAGGCGCCAGCAAGGTCGTGCATCCGATCATGGCCGAGGCGTGCGTGGACTTTGCTTCTCGCGCCATGAAGGAGATGTTCCCGCCTGATGGCCCGACCCGCACCAAGATTCTGGGCGAGGTCACTGAAGAGAAGACCGAGATCGCCGAGCGCAAGCGCGACTACATGAACTGGCAGTTGACCGAGCAGATTGAGGAGTTCCGAGACGAGCAAGAGCAGTTGCTGACTCAGTTGCCTTTGGGTGGATCACAGTTCCTGAAACTCTGGTACGACGAGCAGAAGAAGCGCCCATGCGCTGAGTTCGTGCCTATCGACAACATCCTCCTGCCGTTTGCCGCGACCAACTTCTACACGGCACAGCGTGCAACCGAAAAGCAAGAGATCACTGACTGGGAATTCAAGACTCGGATCAGCCGTGGCCTGTACCGCGATGTCTCGTTCATCCGGGCCACCGCAGAACCCGAGCAAAGCGCCGCAGAGAAGGCCAACGAGAAGATCGAAGGCAAGCAGTACCAAGACGGTTCTGACGGCCTGCGCACGGTCTATCACATCTACACATGGTTGACCCTTGACGACGACCAGTACAGCAAAGGCGAGAACGCCCCCTACATCCTGATGATCGATGAACTCGACAATAAGGTTCTGGGCCTGTACCGGAACTGGGAAGAGGGCGACGAGACGATGACCAAACTGGACTGGATCATCGAGTACAAGTTCATCCCGTGGCGCGGCGCTTATGCTATCGGCCTACCCCACCTGATCGGTGGTCTGTCTGCCGCGCTGACGGGTGCCTTACGCGCCCTGCTGGACACCGCGCATATCAACAACAGCGCGACTATGCTCAAGATCAAGGGCGCGAAGATCAGCGGCCAGTCACAGAATGTGGAGGTCACGCAGGTCACTGAGATCGAGGGCGCCCCGGGCGTGGACGATGTCCGCAAAATCGCCATGCCGATGCCGTTCAATCCGCCTTCGCCTGTCCTCATGGAGTTGCTGGGCTGGATCACAACCGCCGCCAAGGGCGTGGTTACCACCGCCGAGGAAAAGATTGCCGATGTGAAGTCTGGCACCCCTGTGGGCACAACGCAGGCTCTGATCGAGCAAGGCGCCGCAGTGTTCTCCAGCATCCACGCCCGCCTGCATGACAGCCAAGGCCGTCTGCTCAAGGTGCTGGGCCGCATCAACCGCTGGTATCTGGACGAGCAACGCAAGGGCGATGTGGTCGCCGAGTTGCCAATCCGCCGCGATGACTTCAAGCGCAACAGCGATGTGGTGCCTGTCAGCGACCCGCACATCTTCAGCGAGACCCAGCGTATCGCCCAGATGCAGGCCGTGATGCAGATGGCGCAAGCCTACCCGCAGATTTTCGACCAGCGTGCCGTTGTGGGCCGGATGCTCAAGCAGTTGAAGGTGCCCAATGTCAACGAACTGATCCCGAACGCTACCAAACCTGCCGAGATGAATGCCGCAGACGAGAACAGCGCCATGGCTCTGGGTCGTCCTGCCTTCGCATACCCTCGCCAAGACCAATTGGCGCACCTACAGTCGCATTTGAACTTCGCCCTAGACCCTACCCTAGGCTCGAACCCTTTGATCGCTCCAAAGTACATCCCGCAGGTTTTGGAGCATATCAAGCAACACATGATGCTCTGGTACACAAGCCAGATGTCTGGCTATGTGCAAGGTGGCACCAAGGTCAACTTCGACAAGTACGAGGACAGCAAACTGGTCAAAGAGATCGACAAGGCCATCGCGCTGGCGTCCGACCATGTCAAGATGGACACGCAAGAAGTCTTCCAAGGCGTCATGCCAGCCCTACAGCAACTCCAGCAGATCATGCAACAGTTCAAACCGCCTGCACCGCCTATGGATGGCGAGGCACAAGCCGTGTTGCAAGCCTCTTTGGCAGAGACTCAGCGTCGCGCCGCACGCGATCAAGCCGACATCCAACTCGACAGCGCACGCCTACAGGCCGATGCGGCAGAGAAAGAAAAGGATCGTCAGGTCAAGATCGCCATGAACGCCGAGAACAACCTTACGCAGGAGCGCATCAAGACCGCCGAATTGACGGTTGACGAGGCGAAACTGCAAAAAGAGCAGTCGGAAACTGCAATCAAACTCAACGAAGCAACTCAACGCAACCTAGGAGGTTAATCATGTCAGTAACTTTGAAAGATGAGCAGTCTGAAGCCGTTCGCCAACAGCACCGCAATGCCACTGGCGCATGGATCAATGGACAACAATTGAAAGAGGAATCAAAAGCGACCCAGCCAAAAGCCAATAGCGATCATGGGAATTTCTCCCAGAACAAGGGCGTGGACAAGAAAAACGCATGAGGTATGTATCCGACTTCATTGGCGCTGTAAAAGCGCGTAGAGCCGAGATCGCCGAGTCGATTGCCGCAGGCAACTGCGTCAACTTCGAGTCGTATCAGAGGCTGGTCGGTCAACTTCAGGGCCTTGAAGAAGCCCTTGTAATCCTTAACAACCTATTGAAGGAAGAAGAAGATGACAACTAAACCGGAAGCGGGTAATGCCGCTGACATCGCTTGGGCATTTCCGAGCGTCGACCCCGGTGCCAAGCCCCTTGGTGGGCGAGTTTTGGTGCAACTGCGCCGCACAAAGAAAACTGTGACGAGTGCCGGGATTATTTTGGTCGAAGAGACCAAGGAAACCGAGAAGTGGAACAACATGGTCGCCAAAGTGATCGAGAACGGGCCTCTTGCTTTCAAGAAGCGCGACTCGATGGAGCCGTGGCCCGAGGGTTCATGGTGTGAGCCGGGCGACTACATCCGCGTCCCCAAGTGGGGCGGAGACCGTTGGGAGGTCGAGGTGGGTGACGAGGAAGAAAAAGCCTTGTTCATGATCCTCAATGACCACGAAATCATCGCCAAAGTCACTGGCGATCCACTTCAAATGAGGGCATTCGTATGAGTACAGACACGCAAGACAAAGAGCAGGTCGAAGTCATTGGAATTCAAGAGGAAAAAGACGGTTCCGCGACTATCGAACTACCTGCAAGCATCCCTTCTCCCGAGGCTGGCGCCGATTCTGGTGCTGAAGACCACGATGTTGGGTCTGATGAGGACGATGAGGCCGCAAGACAGCGCGAAATGGCTGTTGGCGGTGAGGTCGACCCCGATGCAGAGCGTCTAAGGGAGCAAAAGCGTCAAAAACGCCGCGCCCGCAAGGACTATCACAAGCAAGTTGCCGCCGAAAAGGATGTCAAATTGACCCTTTTGGAGCGTCAGAACCAAGAATTGCTTGAGAGACTGTCTGTTTTGGAGAAAAAGTCGCACGGAAGCGATATTGCACGCCTAAATAAGGCGCTGGAAGATCAGCACGCACGCATTTTGTTCGCAAAACAGAAAATTGCCGAAGCAACCTCGACCGGAAACGGCGAATTGCTCACTTCTGCGCAGGAAATGTGGTTCGAAGCCCGCCGTCAGTTCGAGGCGCTTGAGTCAATCAAGAAAAAGGCTGTCGCACCGCAAAAACAGCGCACCATTCAAGCCCCCGATCCGCAACTTCAGCGCTTTGCCAGCGCATGGATGAGCAACAACGGTTGGTACGATCCTCAAGGCAAAGACCCCGACTCAAAAGTCGCTCTTGCCATCGATCAAGCCATGGGTGAAGAAGGCTGGAATCCCAAGACAGCAGAGTATTGGGAAGAACTTGACAATCGCTTGCAAAAATATTTACCACACCGTTATACTGGTGAAACCGATGAGAAACCGATTCGGAACTCTAGACCAAGGAGCGCTGTGACTGGATCAGGCCGCGAGAATGCGTCAAGTAGTGGAGGTCGAAACACCTTCACGCTTTCACCCGAACAGGTGAGGGCAATGAAAGACGCAGGAATGTGGGATGACCCAGATAAACGGGCAAAGATGATTCGTCGTTATGCCCTCGAAGCACGCAACAGCAACCAACGGTAAAGGAGTAGGAAAATGGATTCTCGTTTGAAAAAATCATTGTCAGCAGGTGGACGCGAAAGTCGCGCGAGTCTTGATAAAAGTCGAGAGGCACCTGAAGACAGTTTCGTGTCAGCCGATGAGCGTCGCAAGGCGTGGAAGGATGAATGGACACAAAGAGCATTGCCAGAAGTTCCGGAGATTCCCGGTTGGCATTTGTGCTGGTTGTCGACAACCAATAGTTACGACAGCATTGATAAGCGTATTCGGTTGGGGTATGTGCCCGTGAAAGCGGATGAAGTACCCGGATTCGAAAGCAATCGCGTAAAGGCTGGCGAACACACTGGTTTTGTGGCGTGTAATGAAATGCTTCTGTACAAGATTCCTATGGATGTGTACCAAGAAGTCATGGCTCATTTCCACCACGAGGCACCGCTTGAGGAGGCGAACAAGATTCGTGTCCAAGCAGAGCAGGTTGCTGGTCGAGACAGTAAAGGCCGACAGTTGGGACAAATCGAAGGTGACGGTCTGGACAACATTGACAAACCGATCCCTGCACCCGCATTCCAAGGGTAATGGGAGTTTTAACAAACAAGGAGTAAGACTATGTCTGCAACTAATGCTCCGTTCGGTATGCGCCCTGCGTTCCATCCTTCTGGTCTGGATCGCGCACAAGCGCTTGCCAACGGTATCGTGTCGGCGTATTCGTCCGACATTCTGAAGGGTCAACCCGTCAAGTATGTCACTGGTGGAACTATCGAACCAGCGGCGGCTGGCGACCGTTTTGCTGGCGCATTCGCTGGCGTTGAATGGACTGACACCACTGGTCGTCGTCGCGTATCGAACTACTGGCCCGCAAACACTGCGTACCAAACTGGTTCGTGCGTTGCGTATTTCTACAACGATCCTTTGATCGTGTATGAAATTCAGGCTGATGGTTCTTTGACCCAAGCCTCGGTTGGCGATCAAGCCGATCTGAGCAATACCACTGCTGGTTCTTCGACTACTGGTCTGTCGCAAGCAACTCTGTCCACCACTTTGGCTGGTGCAGGTGCAAGCGCTCAGATGCGTATTGTTGATCTGGCTCCGTACCCCGACAACGCTTGGGGCGATGCGTACACGATTGTTCGCGCAACCATTAACGAGGCGCAGTTCCAAGCGTCCGTTAACGCCATTTAAGAAGGGGGTAGATCATGGCCGCTCCGATGCGAAGTACCGACTTTCGGTCGATTGTTGAACCCATTCTGAATGAGTGCTTTGATGGTGTGTACGATCAGCGCACTGATGAATGGTCTCGGGTTTTCACCGAGCAAGAAGGCATTCCTCGTAATTACCACGAGGAACCTGTTCTGTATGGCTTTGGTGCCGCACCTCAACTTCCTGATGGCACTCCTGTGTCCTATCAGCAAGGTGGCGTGTTGTTCCTCAAGCGCTATGTCTACAATGTGTATGGCCTCGCCTTCGCATTGACCAAAGTGCTGGTGGAAGACGGTGACCATATCCGTATTGGTCAGGTGTATGCCCGTCACTTGGCTCAGTCTTTGATTGAGACCAAAGAAACTCTTAGCGCCAATGTGCTGAACCGTGCGTTCAACGCCGCTTATCCCGGTGGTGACGGCGTTCAGTTGAACAGCGCAAGCCATCCTATCGTCAACGGTACCTTCAGCAACTTGCTGTCGACCGCCGCGAACCTCAGCCAAACCTCTCTTGAGCAGATGCTGATCCAGATTCGTCAGGCTGTGGACAACAACGGCAAGAAGATTCGTCTGGTTCCACGCCAATTGGTCGTGGCTCCCGGCAATGTCTTCCAAGCCGAAGTGTTGCTCAAGTCCGTTCTGCGTGCTGGCAATGCCAACAACGACATCAACCCGATCAAGTCTATCGGCTTGCTCGACGAGGGTGCCGCTGTTCTGTCGCGTCTGACTTCAGCCACCGCATGGTGGGTGCAGACTGATGCCCCAGAAGGCATGAAGTTGCTCATGCGCCGCAAACTTGAGAAGACCATGGAAGGTGACTTCGAAACTGACTCTATGCGCTACAAAGCGACAGAGCGTTACGATGTTGGTTTCACTGACCCTCGTGCCATGTATGGCACGCCGGGCGTATAAACATGGGACGGGGGGCTTCGGCTCCCCTCTTCACAGGAGAACGACATGGCACAAACCTACTTTGGTTCAACCCTGCGCTCCGGTTCTGGCACATTGACTGACACTACTGACGGCGGATTCGTCGTTTTGAGTCAGACCACTACTGTCACTACCGCGTCCGCAGGTACTGCAACAAGTGCATCACTGACGCTCCCTGCCAATTCCCAAATCATCGACTTCAATGTCGACATGGTTCAGGATGAGGTAGTTGGCGGAGGTACTGCAACACAAATCGCGATGACTATCGGAACTGCGGCGGCAGGCACTCAATATGTGTCTTCCACCAACATTTTCGCTGGTGGCCGCGCCGCTTTGACCTTTACCGCCGCTCAATTGGCCGCGATGGCTGACATTGGCTCCAACCAGTCTGTCTTCATCACTGTCGATCCCAACGGCACGATCAGCACGACTCAAGCGATTGTTCGCCTGACCGTTGTGTATGCTCAGAAAGTTTGAGGAGGCACACTATGGGCCAATTCAAACCTATGGTCAAGATGATGACCACCGAGCCTTCAGTTGAATTGAAACTGAAGAAGGGTGGCTCCGTCAAATCGATGACCAAAATGAAGTCCGGTGGCAGTGGCTCCGGTCACAAGAAGATGGCTGACGGTGGTGGTGCGATGAGCGCCATCATGGGCACGCCTGCTCTTGTTGGTCGTCCTGCTGTCAATGCGCCTGTACGCACCCCCGGCAAGCCTCCGATGGCTCAACGCCGCAAGGCAATGGCCCCGAAGGCTAAGATGCCCGCAACCCCGATGATGAAGAAGGGTGGCGAGACTGAGAAGGAACACAAGGCTGAGATGTCGAAGATGAAGGGTCTTGAAAAAGAACTGAAGTCTCACGAGTCCAAGCCTGCCAGCAAAGGCCATAAAGGTCTGAAGACTGGTGGTGTTGCCAACGGTCAGGGTGGCTACAAAAAAGGTGGCGCAACCAAGAAGTACGCCAAAGGCGGAATCATCAACACCGAGAATCAAGGTGGCGCTTATCGCAACACCAAGATGCACACCGCTGAATACACTGGCAAGACCAGTGGAACTACTGGCGGCGTGAAAGAAGGCAACGCAGGCGGTTATAAGACTGGCGGCGTAGCACTCGGCAATGGCGGTGGTTACAAGATGGGCGGTAAGGCAAAAAAAGCCTTCGCGGCGGGGGGAACTGTTGATAGCGGCCACCCCGTCGCAATGCCCCAAGGCCGCAAAAAACCGTCGACGCCCGTAAGCATCAATCAACTCGCTGGTACCTTCAAAAAGGGTGGCTCTGTTACCCCGGCGCAAGGTGGCTTGCAGAAGATGTTCGCAAAGGAAAACGCCCCGGCCATGAAAGCGGCCAAAGCGCAATCCAACGAGGTCTACAGCAAGTACGGCAAGATGAAGATGGCGAAAGGTGGCGAAGTTGAGGATATGTCCAAAGGTGCATATGACCGTCATTACGCTCTTGAGAAAGAGGAGAATGAGGCCATGAGAAATGCAGTGATGGGCATTCCTAAGCGCATGATGGAAGGAGTCAAGGGTCTATTCGGGCCTAAGAATCCAAAAGGCGCCGAGAGTGTGACCAAGACCGAAAAGTCTGTAACAGTCACACCTGCTAAAAAGCGCGGTGGTCGTTGTTGAAAACGAGTGGGGGCTTCGGCCCCCGCTTCTAATTGGGGATAGGACATGAAGGTACAGACCGTATCAAAGACTGGCGTTGGTTCCAGCGATGCTTTGGTGATGAATACCAACATCAGCCCGTTTAATGTCGGGTTTGGTGTTCTTGTGACTGGCACGGTTGACTACACCGTTCAGCACACTTTTGATGACCCGGCAGTGGGTTTTACGACTTGGTTCTCGCATCCCAGCGTGGCTGGTGAGACAACCAATCAGGACGGCAACTATGCCTTCCCGGTGACTGGCGTCAAGGTTCTGGTGAACTCTGGCACTGGCACTGCAACCATGAAACTGGTTCAGGCGGGCATCTAATGGGAAAAGTAGGCTACGGCGGGGTCGCTGACCAAGCGAACACCAGCGATGGTTTTGCCTCCGATATTGGGGCGCAGAACATTGTTGGCGGAACCGACTTTGGCCTAGATGTGGGTGACGGCGGTGTTGTCGATATGTACGGCGGGACGCCTGTGGCAACCTTTTATATCGCTGACGAAACTTCTCCCGGATATGTGCTTCAAGAGGACAACAGCAAAATTATTCTGGAGGCTTCGTAATGGCTGATCAAAAAATCTCGGCAATGCCCTCAGCGGCAACGCTGACTGGCGCAGAACTTATCCCGCTCGTTCAGAGCGGCGCTAATGTCAAAGTAACGCTCGATGTTCTGCGTTCTTATGACAACGCATACGGCGGCTTCAGTGATAGCACAGATCAAACTGGCAGTGTTTCTGCCGGGACTGTGATGACATTCAACACCGTTGATGTTGCAGATGGCATCACGCTGGTAAGTAGCAGTCAGATCACCGTACCAAACACAGGCAAATACAGCCTGCAATTCAGTTCGCAGTTTAAGAACACAAACAATGCCCAAGAAGATGTGACCGTGTGGTTGCGCATCAACGGCGTTGATCTTGCAAACTCTGCAACTCAATACACGATCCCAGCCCGCAAAAGCGCTGGAATTTTTGGATATGGCGTGGCGTCGCTGACATTCTTGTTGGACTTGACCGCAAACGACTATGTTGAAATTTTGTGGATTCCAACCAATACGACCGTGACGATGGAGCATCTGCCTGCCAGCGTGACGCCCGCATACCCGGCCATTCCTTCTGTCATTGCAACAGTGTCGCAGGTGGCCTAAATGCCAGCAAAGAGCAAGTCCCAGTTTCGCTTGATGAAGGCCGCAGAGAACAATCCTGCGTTTGCCAAAAAAGTCGGTATCAGCAAGTCGACTGCGGCTGAGTTTACTTCGTCAAATACTGGCAAGAAGGCTTACGCAAAACTCCCGGAGAACAAGGCCAAGGGCGGTGTGTCTTTGGCTGTTGGTCGTGGTGAGAAACTTCCGACCGATAAAGGTGCTGGTCTTACAGCGAAGGGTCGGGCAAAATATAACCGTGAGACTGGGAGCAATTTGAAGGCTCCGCAACCTCAAGGTGGGTCGCGCAAGGATTCGTTTTGTGCGCGAATGTCAGGTGTAGTAGAACATTCAAAAGGGGACGCGGAACGCGCCAAAGCATCGCTAAAGCGTTGGAAGTGCCCCGGATGGTAAAGGACAGTTATGGCTTATTCGGGAACCATCGGCGAGACCGTCATCAATGTTCAGACATTGATTGATCACGGTGCGCGTCGTTGCGGAAAACTCGCTGAAGAATTAACCTCAGAACAGCAACTGTCTGCTCGGCAGTCGTTGTTTTTTCTGCTTTCCCATCTAGGCAACAAAGGCATCAATTACTGGGCCATCAACAAAAAGGTCTTCGGTCTGAAGGCTGATCAGTACATCTACACGATGCCATTGGGTTGCATCGATGTGCTGAATGTGCTGTATCGCACAATGAACCGCCCATCGGGTGATTACACCTCGTCCGCAGGCGGCGTTGTCGCAAATGTGTACGACAGTGACATTGACACTTGGTGCCAGCAGTCTTCTGCCAACGGCAACATCTCTGTGTTCTACGGCACCAACAATCCCATCTACGCTGGCTCTATCGGCATCCTGCCTTACATCTCTGGTGGTGGCTCGGCTTTGTGGTCGATCATCTTTGAATACAGCGTTGACGGCATCACATGGAACACGCTCGATGACTTGGGCGAGATCGCTGTGTCTGACAACCAATGGGTGTGGACAGACATCGATCCGGGCCAGAGCGTGATGTATTACCGCGTCCGTGCCTACAACGGCACCACGCTGGCTTTGCGCGAACTTTTCATCGGCAACAACAGCCGCGAGATTCAGATGTCACGCTTGAACCGCGATGACTACACCAACCTGCCAAACAAGAACTTCACGGCCAATCAGCCCTATCAGTTCTGGTTTGACCGCACCATCCCTCAGCCAACTGTCTATCTGTGGCCTACGCCTTCTGATCCGTTCATTCAAATGACCGTGTGGTATCAGCGGCAGATCATGGATGTTGGCGCACTGACTGACGAACTTGAGATTCCTCAGCGCTGGTATGAGGCCATCCAATTCATGCTTGCGCACCGCATGGCTTTAGAGTTGCCGCAAGTGGCGGCTGATCGCATTGGCTATCTTGAGAAGATGGCCGACAAGTACCTCTTTGAGGCCGAGCAAGAAGAGCGCGACAAGTCACCAATCTACTGGGCGCCGAACATCTCGGTGTACACACGATAATGCCAATTTTCCTCGACACTCGCGGCTTATCTTCTGTCGCCATCGCTGTGTGCGATAGGTGCAAGATGAAGCGCACCTTTGTGTCGTTGCAGGCCGACCCGAACTTCCCGGGTCTTCGTGTTTGCGATCAGGGTTGCAAGGATGAGTTTGACCCATATCGCTTGCCCGCACGCAAAACCGAGCGCATCAACCTGCGCTTTCCACGCCCCGATGAGAGTGTTGCCGTCGATCCGGATGCACTGCTCACGAATGGCCCGAATAACTTTGAGATTACGACCGAAGGGAATACGGACACTCCGGAAAACAACGGCAATCTCGACAACATCGCACCGAGTCCCTAATGGCACAAGTACAGATTACTCAATTACCAGCCGCCGGGGCCATTACTGGCTCTGAGTTGGTGCCTATTGTCCAGAATGGCGTTACCGTCCGCACCACGACGGGCGCGATTGCCGCGTCTCCGTCGCAGACTCAGACCTTCTTGACCCTAAATCAGGAGCCTTCGCTTCCAAATTCGCGTCGTTTGTCTGGTGGGACTGGCATTGGTTTGGTCGACAACGGCGCCCAAAGCACGCTCCAGATTACTTTGAACGGCACTTCTGGCTCGTTGGAGACCGCTGGCACCGGGATCATTGCAAAAAACTCGGCCAGCACGGTTGTAAACCGCACCTTGACAGCCACTGGGGCTGGTTTTGGCATCACCAACGGCGATGGCGTCTCTGGAAACCCTACTTTTGGCCTGACCGGACTACCTCTGGCCCTTGCCAACACCTCCGGCACCGGAATGCTGGCGGTTGTGGGCGGAACAGTCATTGCTGGCCGTCAAATTTACGGCACAGCCAACCAAATTACGGTCGCTAACGGCAACGGATCAAATGATCCGACCATTTCGATCACAGACAACCCGAACATCCCCGGTACTGGGGCCATGCGGGTGCCTATTGGCACATCTGCCGAGCAACCAGTGGGCACAAACGGCCAAGTGCGTTATGACACCACCTTGGGCGGCTTCTACGGCTACTCAGCAGGCTCTTGGCGCCAGTTTTCTCTGGCTGGTGGGGTTACCCTCATCAACACCGGAACGGGTCTCACAGGTGGCCCTATCACGGCCACAGGCACCATTTCGATTGCCAATACGGCTGTCACTGCTGGAACCTACGGTTCCTCGACTCAGGTGGGTCAATTCATCGTCAATGCGCAAGGCCAACTGACCTCCGCAACCAATGTGACCATCACACCGTCGTCGATTGGCGCCATTTCGGCTGTCAACGGCACAACGGCTGAAATTGACTCGTTGCAGGTCGGAACTGTCGTCACTTTGAGTCTGCCGACCAACATGACCTTCACGGGCAAGACTGTGACGGGCGGCACCTTTGTTACGCCCAACATTGCCACGATTGTCAACACCGGAACGCTGACGCTCCCGACCAGCACCGACACCTTGGTGGGTCGCGCTACGGCTGACACGCTCACCAACAAGACAATGAGCGGCGCCAGCAACACTTTCACAAACTTGCCAAACAGTGCGCTGACCAACAACTCAGTGACCTACAACGGCGTAAATGTGGCGCTTGGTGCCTCTGGAACCATTGCGGCCAACACCACGAACACCCTGACCATTGGTACAGGCTTGAGCGGCGGCTCGTTCAACGGCTCTTCGCCGATCACGATTGCCATCGATTCGACCGTGGTGACTTTGACTGGCACCCAGACTTTGTCCAACAAGACGCTTACAGCGCCCGTCATTGCAACGATTGTCAACACTGGCACCCTTACCCTGCCCACAAGCACTGACACGCTTGTAGGCCGCGCTACGACCGATACGCTGACCAATAAGACCATCGACGGCGCCACAAACACGCTTCAGAACATTCCGAACGCGGCTTTGTCCAACTCGTCGATCACTATTGGTACGACCAATATTGCGTTGGGCGCGACCAGCCTTACTCTGGCTGGCGTCACATCGATTGACCTCACGCAGAACCCGACGACGGCTTTGCAGGCCGCAACCAAACAGTATGTGGATACGCTGGTGTCTTCTGGCATCACCTATCACTCCCCGGTCAAGTACGAGGTGCCAAACAGCACTGGCAACCTGAACGCGACCTACAACAATGGAACCGCAGGTGTTGGCGCAACTTTGACCAATGCAGGCACTTTGGCCGCTTTTGCGCCGGACGGCCCAACTGCATCGCCGGGTGATCGCATCCTTATTTACAACCAGACCAATGCGTTTGAAAACGGCGTCTACACCGTCACAGTGGTTGGCGATGGCTCTACCGCTTGGGTGTTGACCCGCGCAACTGATGCAGACACCTACTCTCTCAAGAGTCCAAACGGCTTGGGTGAGGGCGACGCATTCTTCATTCAAAGCGGTAACACTGGCGCTGGCGAGACTTATGTCTGCAACACGCAGGGCGTGATCACCTTTGGTACGACCGCGATCAACTTTGTTCAAGTTTCTGCTTCGCAGGTTTACTCTGCTGGCACTGGCCTAAGCCTGACCGGAACACAGTTCTCGATTGCAAACACTGCTGTGACCGCAAGCACTTATGGCTCTGCATCGCAGGTGCCTGTGTTTGCCGTGAACGCTCAAGGTCAGTTGACCAGCGTCACCAACACATTAATTTCGATTAACGGCAACCAGATCACTTCTGGCACCGTTGGCTCTTCGTACATCAGCGGCTCCTACACTGGCATCACTGGTGTTGGAACCCTGACTGCTGGTACTTGGAACGCCACAACGATTGATCCTGCCTACGGCGGAACCGGGGTGACCAGTTACGCCAATGGCGACCTGCTTTATGCCACTGGCCCAGCCACGCTGTCTAAATTGACGATTGGCACGGCTACCCAAATTCTGACATCAACCGGGTCTGCTCCTCAGTGGAGTGCGCCTTCTTCTTTGATTGTTGGAACCGCTACCGCTCTTGCTGGTGGTGTTGCTGGTGATCTGCCATATCAAACCGCATCCGGGGTGACAGGCTTCTTGACTCTTGGAACCGCTGGCTATGTGCTGGTGGCCGGAGCAAGCGCACCAACTTATGTGGCTCAATCAACCTTGTCTGTTGGGTCGGCTACAACCGCAACAACTTCAACAAATCTTGCTGGCGGTGCGGCAAGCCAAATACCGTATCAAACAGGAGCCGGGACGACTGCTTTCCTTGCCAACGGCACGGCTGGTCAAGTGCTTGTCTCTCAAGGCGCAAGCGCACCACAATGGCAAGGAATATCTGGAGGAACTTTCTAAATGGCACAAAGCGGCTACACCCCAATTCAGTTGTACTTCAGTACGACTCCAAGTGCGGTTCCGACTGCTGGCAACCTTGCTGACGGCGAACTTGCAATCAACATCGTCGATGGCAAGTTGTACTACAAGGACAATACCGGAACGGTTCGTCTTCTGGCTTCTCAGAGTGACCTGACGACGATCAGTTTTGGCACTACTGGCCTGACTCCATCGACCGCTACTGGCGGCGCTGTAACCGTGGCCGGAACTCTGGTGGCTGGTAACGGCGGTACGGGAATCAACTCGTACAACGGCGGTGACATCCTTTACGCGACTGGCTCGACAACTCTTGCTCGTCTTGGTATCGGCACAAACGGCCAGATCATCACATCCAACGGCACTGTGCCTCAGTGGACTTCTGGCTCGTCAATCTCTGTTGGCACGGCCACAAACCTTGCTGGTGGTTCTGCCGGGTCTCTGCCTTATCAATCCGGAGCAGGTGCAACAACCTTCTTGTCGATTGGTTCTGCAAACCGTGTTTTGACCTCGACTGGCTCTGCCCCTCAGTGGTCGACCGATCTGTCGATTGGCGCCCTGACTGCATCGAGCGACTCCGCTTTTACATCGACCGGGGCTTTGACAATCAGCAAGGGTACGACAGCACAGCGGCCCGGATCGGCTGTCAGCGGTATGTTCCGCTTCAATACATCAGACAGCGCTTTTGAGGGCTACAACGGTTCTGCTTGGACTTCTGTCGGCGGCATCACGCTTGCAAACGATACGACCACTGCATCCAACCTGTATATGCTCTTTAGCGCGTCTACAAGCGGTGCGGTTTCAACGCAGTATGTGTCTTCGACCAAACTGCTTTATCGTCCTTCTGACGGTCAATTGACTGCGCCGGAGATGTACGCAAGCAATGGTGTATTGACTCATGCTAATCAGGTGACTTCAAATTACACTGTTCCAACAAATGCAAATGTGATTACTGTTGGCCCGTGGACTGTTGCATCCGGCGCATCGTTCACGCTTCCATCTGGAAGCCGTCAGGTATTGCTATAAGAGGAAAAGAACATGAGTGAAATTCGAGCAGGCACTACGACCACAACGGCGCTGACTTCAACTGGCGACACGACGGGTAATCTCGTTCTGACGCCAGATTCCGGTATTGCAACAATTAACGGAACTGGTGCGCTTACGATTGCAAAAGGCACAACCGCGCAACGCCCCGGCTCTCCGGTTACTGGTATGCAACGATTCAACACTACACTTGGTTATCCGGAGTGGTATGACGGCGCAACTTGGCAAGCAATTCAGCAGTCAGTATATGCTATTGATTATCTGGTGGTTGCGGGTGGCGGCGGCGGTGGTGGAGCAGGGCCAGCAAACGCCGGAGGCGGCGGCGGCGGAGCAGGAGGCTATATTGCCTCGTCATACTCATCAGTTCTACAGGGCACTTCTTACTCAATCACAATTGGGGCTGGCGGCGCTGGCGGAAACTCATCAAACGACAATAAAACATCTGTTTCTGGGTCAAATTCTTCTTTGATAGGAACAGGAATTAGCCAAACTGCGATTGGCGGAGGTTCTGCTCCAAACAGTAACAACACTTATAACGGCGCCGACAGAAATGGTGGTTCTGGCGCCGGAGGCTCTGGTAACCCAAATTCATCGACAGGTTTCCCGGGTTCAGGAACTTCGGGCCAAGGCAACTCTGGAGGAACATCTGACTACGCCACAAATTATGGTGGCGGCGGGGGAGGTGGTGCTGGCGCCGTCGGGGGAAATGCAACTTCTACAACAGCGGGAAATGGCGGAAATGGCCTAGATTGGCAATCTCTTGGAACCTTTTACGCTGGTGGTGGCGGCGGTGGTTTATACAATTCTTCGTCATATTCTTCCGGAGGGTCGGGTGGCGGCGGTGCTGGTAGCGGAAATAACACTGGTTCTGCCGCTCCTTCAGGCACAGCGAACAGAGGTGGTGGCGGAGGAGGTAATGCAGGAGCGGCTGGCGGCGGTGGTGGCGGAAACGCCGGGGGCGCGGGCGGCTCCGGTATCGTAATCATTCGCTACGCAGGTTCTCAGCGTGGCACGGGAGGCACAGTGACCTCTGTTGGCGGCTACACCTACCACACCTTCACAACCAGTGGCACCTACACGGCATAAGAGGGAAAAAGAATATGACATCAATCATCAAAGCAGACGACGGAGTTGTATCCGGCGTCACTGGTATAACCAGCAACGCTGACAACACTGGCACGCTTGAGTTGCAAGCGACGAGTGGTCTAGTCAACATGAACAATGTGACGGGCGCACTGGCTTTGCCAGCAGGAACAACTGCACAGCGCCCTGCAAGCCCGATAAATGGACAACAGCGCTACAACACCTCAACAAATGTTGTTGAGGTTTATGTAAATGGTTCTTGGGTAACTGTTACGACATCAACTCCTACCTACACTGCTAATTACCTTGTTGTTGCTGGCGGTGGTTCTGGTGGTGGCATTAACTCTGGTGGCGGTGGTGGCGCGGGCGGATTGTTGACAGGAACAGCAACTTTTACCCCTTCTACAGCATACTCAGTAGTAGTTGGAGCAGGAGCGTCTGGAACATCGAGTGCGGTGCAAGGCTCAAACGGCTCCAATTCAACTCTAGGAACATTGGTTAACGGCTCAACTGGCGCAGTTGGTGGAGGCGGGGGCGGTAGCAACGAGTTGTCTAGCAGTTCTGCTAATAGAAATGGCTTGTCTGGCGGTTCTGGCGGAGGCGGTTCTTATAACGCAGGTAATGGCGGATCAGGGACTGCTGGTCAGGGAAATGCTGGTGGCGCAGGAAGCGGTAGTGTCGGTGCCGGGGGCGGTGGCGGAGGCGCAGGCGCAATAGGCTCAACTCCCGGAGGAGTTCCGGGTGGCGATGGCGGCGCAGGAACTGCATCAAGCATATCTGGCTCTTCTGTTACATACGCTGGTGGCGGAGGCGGAGGCGCTAATGGTGGCAGTGGAGGAACTGGCGGCGCTGGCGGTGGTGGCAATGGAGGTTTTTCGACAACTACATCCGCAACCAGCGGAACAGCAAACACTGGCGGAGGTGGTGGCGGAGCGGGCGCTTCTGGCACAACGCCGTTATCTGGAAATGGTGGCTCTGGGATTGTGATTATTTCTTACGCTGGTGCCCAACGGGGCACGGGCGGAACGGTCACTTCCGCTGGCGGAAACACAATCCACACCTTCACCACTTCTGGAACATACACCGCATAAGGAGAAAAGAATATGGCACAAATTTTCAGCGGCACAGACGGAACGACTCCATCGTCATGGACGACGGCGGGGCGTCCAACTTCGCCTGCAAACGGCCAGTTTGGTCTGAACACCACCCTCAATCAGATGGAGTGGTACAGCACCACATCTGGGTCATGGATTCCATTTAGTGACCCAACTCAATATTCCGTTCAATACATAGTTGTTGCTGGCGGTGGCGCCGGAGGCATGGGGCAAACTGCTGGTGCCGCTGGCGGCGGAGCGGGTGGTTATCGCTCTTCAGTGACTGGAGAATCATCCGGGGGAGGTGGCTCTGCCGAATCCGCTTTAACCCTAACTCCCGGAACTACTTATACGGTAACTGTTGGTGCTGGCGGTTCTGGTTCTGCCAGTGCGGGTCAAAACGGAGCAAACGGAAGTAATTCTGTTTTTTCAACCATTACATCGATTGGCGGTGGTGGTGGACAGGGTTATGTATCCACATCTGGCGGCACAGCCCCTTCTGGCGGTTGCGGCGGAGGTGGTGGCGCTCAAAACGGTTTAGGCGGGGCAGGAACTACTAATCAGGGATACGCTGGAGGAAATGGTAATGGAGGCGCCGACAATTACCCCGGTGGTGGCGGGGGTGGTGCCGGAGCAATCGGTCAAACATCTCCAGCGGCAAATAACGGCAAGGCTGGTGCGGGCGGGGTTGGTGTGCAGTCCAACATTGATGGAAACAATTACTACTATTCTGGTGGTGGTGGTGGTGGTGGTTACCAATCTGGAAACGGCGGTGGAAACGGCGGTCTTGGCGGCGGCGGTGGTGGATCAACCGAGATTGGCGCAGGGGGAACTGGAGGTGGCTCTGCAAGGAACAGTGGTCAAGCAGGTGGCACCCTTAGTGGTGGTGCCAACCTATCCGCCGGAGGCGCAAACACTGGCGGTGGCGGTGGCGCTGGATATGTCACTCTTTCTGGAACCGCTGGCAACGGCGGCTCTGGCATTGTGATTATTCGCTACGCTGGCACGCAACGCGGCACTGGTGGAACCGTTACATCTTCCGGTGGATATACCGTCCACACATTCACTTCATCTAGCACTTACACTGCTTAATTCAAAGGAGAAACAGCAATGGCACATTTCGCAAAAGTAGTCGACGGCAAAGTGACGCAAGTCATCGTCGCAGAACCTGAATTCTTCAACACCTTCGTCGATTCGTCGCCGGGTGAGTGGATTCAAACCTCGTACAACACTCGTGGTGGCGTTCATTACGATCCCGCTACCAGCAATCCTTCTGTAGACCAAACCAAGGCTCTGCGCAAGAACTACGCTGGCATCGGCTATTCGTATGACCGCACTCGTGATGCATTCATTCCCCCACAGCCTTTTGCTTCGTGGAACCTGAATGAGACTTCTTGCTTGTGGGAGGCGCCTGTTGCTTATCCTACCGATGGCAACCGCTATTCATGGGATGAGGCAACGACTTCTTGGAAGGCTGTTGCAGGGGTGGCGGCATGAAAAAACTGCTGATTACCGAGCAACTGCTCAACGCAATCATTGGTTATCTTGGAACTCGCCCGTACCAAGAAGTGTTTCAACTGGTAGAAGCCTTGCAGGCTGAGGCCAAAGATCAGCCCAAGGCAGATGATGGACAACCAAACGCTAATTAACTTGGCGTTTGGTGTAGCGGGAGCGTTTGGTGGGTGGATTCTCAACTCGCTCTCTCGCTCAATCATTCGCATAGAAGATCGTATTTCAGAGATGCCTCTGCAATATGTGACTCGGGACGACTATCGCAACGACATCAGTGAAATCAAGGGGATGCTTGGCAAGATTTTCGACAAACTCGACAACAAGGTGGATAAGTAATGGCTTGGTCAGATGTCCTCAAGGCAGTAATTCCAATCGTGGTTGCCGCCCTTGCGTGGCTTCTAGGCCAAGTCGCATCCTTCTCTGAGCGGTTGACGAAGATCGAAGGTCAGATGCCTGCTCTCATCACCAAAGAGGGTATTCCGACCGACAGCCCCATCTCCGCCGAGCGTCGCGCCATACAGAAAGAACAGTTGATGCAACACATCAATGAGTTGCAGGTCAAGGTTCGTTTGCTTGAAGAGCGCGAGAAACTGGGGAAAAAATAATGTTTGATCTACTCGGCGGCGGAATTATTGGTTCTCTACTTGGCGGTGTGTTCCGCCTTGTGCCGGAGGTCATCAAGTACTTCGACAAAAAGAACGAGCGCCAGCACGAGTTGGCGATGTTCGACAAGCAGTGCGACCTTGAGAAGGTGCGCGGTCAGATCAGGCTTGAAGAGATTGGCGCCCAGCGTGACATGGCTGTCGATGTTGGGGTCATGGATGCCTTCAAAGCCGCTATCGACCAGCAGACCGAGATGGTCAAGGCCGCAGGGGGCTGGGTGGCCTCTCTGAGCGCTTCTGTGCGCCCGGTGATGACCTACTACCTCCTGCTCCTCTACGGCGTCGCTAAGACCGCCGCAATCATTTTGGCGTACTACGCAGGCCAGCCGATGCTGGAGGTGCTGAAGAACGCTTGGGGTGTTGATGACATGGCCCTGCTTTCAGGCGTCGTCAACTATTGGATTCTTGACAGGACACTGGCGAAGCGTGGACTTGCATGAACTTAGACATTGCGACCGAACTTTGCCGGAGGTTCGAGGGCTATAAGGCTAAACCCTACCTCTGCCCCGCTGGCGTGCCCACGATTGGGTACGGCTCGACCTTCTACGGTGACGGTCGCAAAGTCACGCTACAAGACCCGCCCATGGACGAACCCACGGCGCGGGCTTTGCTCGTTTCTGAACTGATGCATCGGTATGCGCCCGGGACGATTCGGCAGTGCCCGATCCTCCTGACGCTTGCTATGACGGCAAATGACTGGGGCAAACTGAATGCGATTGTGGATTTTGCGTACAACCTTGGGGTAGGCAGGTTACAGACCAGCACGCTCAAGCGCAAGATCAATGAGCAGGACTGGGAGGGCGCCAAAGAGCAGTTGATGCTTTGGACTAGGGGAGGTGGCAAGGTTTTGCCGGGCCTCGTTAAACGCCGTCAGGCGGAGTGCGCTGTTATGTAAACAGCGTTGTCAATATGAAAGCCGAGGTTTACAATGAAAGATAAGCCCGTATGGGAAAAGAAGCGCCCAAAATCGCTGGGGAAGCCGAAGGAGTTGAGTCCTAATCAAAAAAGAGCCGCGAAGGCTTTTGCCCAGAAAACAGGAACAAAATACCCATCGCTCGTCGCGAACATGGCAGGCGCTAAAGCCAAGAAAGGTGGTTGGTGATGGCCGTCGTGATGACATACAACTCGCTCGTTACAGACATCCAGCAATATCTGGAGCGTACCGACGCCGAGACGATTGCCAAGATACCCACCTTCATCATGCTGGCGGAGCAGGTAATCGCCGCAGAGATCAAGTTTCTCGGCAACCTGACTGTCAACACCAGCAACATGGTACAGGGCAACCCTGTCATCGAAAAGCCTGCTCGGTGGCATAAAACCGTGTCCATGAATGTGACTGTAGGCGGCGTTCGACAGCCCGTCCTTCTCAGAAAATACGAGTACCTTCGCGAGTATTGGCCGAATCAAACCCTTGAGGATGTTCCGGCCTACTACTGTGACTACGACTACACCCATTGGCTGGTAGCCCCCACCCCGGCATCGGCCTACGCCTTTGAGGTGTTGTACTACGAGCGCGTCCAGCCTCTGGATGTGTCCAATCAAACCAACTGGTTCACCCAGTACGCCCCCCAAGCACTGCTCTACGGCTCCCTGTTGCAGGCCATGCCGTACCTCAAGAACGACGAGCGCATTGCTATGTGGCAAGCCCAGTACGACGGCATCATGAAGGTGCTGAAGACTGAAGACATCCAGCGTATCGGTGACCGACAAGCGGCGGTACTTGACACATGAGTTATGTTTCCCCATTCACGGGCGATGTCATACAGCCCACCGATGTCTCGTACCGGACGGTAGCACTGTCGGCCAACACTCAACTGAATTGGCCCTCGAACAGCACCACCGCGACTGACTTCATCGCTCGAATCATGCAGGTCAACGCCTCATCGGCTGGCCTGCAATTGCGCGTTCCTGCGGCCAATGAAGCGTCTGTCGGCGAAGACTCGCTGATTCGAAATGTCGGCTCAAACTCGTTTACCGTTACGACTTACGGCGGCGCGTCCACGATCATCACTGTGGCCCCGGGTGAGGCAAAGTACATCTACATCACCGACAACAGCACTGTTGCTGGTACATGGGGCAATATTGCATTCGGCGCAGGCTCTTCGTCTGCTGATGCGGCAACACTTGCCGGGTATGGCTTGCTTGCAATCAGCACCACACTGAACCAAAGCCATCCAACTTCTGCGCTGACCAACGGGTACACCTACCTTGCCGCAGATCGCGCTCAAACCAAAATTTGGTCAAGCGGCTCTGGCACATCGACACTGCCTCTTGCCTCTTCACTGGGCGACAACTGGTTCACGCTGTTCAAGAACAACGGCACCGGAACAATGACCATCGGGACGACATCGTCCGAATTGATTGATGGCCTGACCACAAAGACATTCCAGCCCGGTGACGCCGCGTTCATCATTTGTACTGGGTCTGCCTATGTGACGGTGGGCTACGGCGCCAACACGACCTTTGCGTTTACTGCGTTGGTCAAACCTGTCGTCTCTGGAACCTACACGCTGACAACCAGCGAAGCGCAGAATGTGATCCAAGAATATGTTGGATCGCTCACGGGTAATGTGGAGG